TTTTTTTTTAACACAAATTTACTTCAGTATATTTAACTCCCAAAGAGTTAAGCATTAAGTGCAACGCTAATAGCACATAAAGTCAGAATATTATATACTTTGAGCTGTTCTACATGAACACTCTGCAGTATTCCTGTGAAGTATTAAAACAAAACATTTTAGACATACTAATAATTCTAATTTTTAAGAAAATTTAGGCATTATGTAAAACACTAATGTATCACAAAGTGATTGACACCTACACCTTCAAAAGTTAGGAAGCTGAACGACGCCGCACCCCTCAACAAATCCGCCAGGAGCCGCCCGATCTCGTCAGCTCTGCTTTCCTAGATCAGGCAGGCTACCAGGCGAGATTCGTAGAGGAGGAGCGGCAGACGTCAGCCCTCCAACTTTTCTCGCTGTTCAGTAAAATGTTTTTTTTAAAGAGTTAATATTATGTATAAATCAAAGTATGAAGAACTAAATTACACGCTATATGCAGAAGCACAATTTCTGCAAATTTGCTTTATGTTTTCAAATAGAGCTGGCTTTGACATACAAAGATTACTAGAGTTCTTATTTACTATAGCTAATCTAGCCAAAGAGGATCTCTATACTGCACAAATTAAATCATTGGTGATGAAAGCAATAAGACATGCCCCAAAGAAAATAGCAAAAGGGTACTGGGTATTGATGCTAACTAATCTCAATTACTCTCCTTATCAGATTGCTAAAATTTTAGGCGTGTCTTATTCTAGTGTTAAGCATCACCTTGGAGATGGACAACACAGACCTAGAGCAGAAGTGCTTCCACCACATTGGATATACAACCTAACTGCAAAGGACCATAGAACAATGGTTATATTAATAGAAACTATTATAGATTTAAAGGAGGTATTAGTATTAAATGAGTACAACAGTCCGACTAAATAAAACCCAGAAAGAAAAACTCTGGGAAATTTTTAAAAGTCTAGGCGAGACCGCAATAGGTGCAAATCAATATGAACTTGCAGAGCTATGTGAAGAAGTAGACCTAGCAGACTTAAGTTATTTAACTTCAGAGTACTGGTCAGCATTTCTAAAAGAGCCTGATGTAATTAAGTACAGAAGTTCTGAAATGCAAATACTAAAGGACTCTGCACTAATTAAAATGGTTGCGAACTCTAGTGACTCTAGATCAGTAGCACAGTCACAACTTATTAATGCACTTCAGAAAATCGAATCAGATACAGACAATGACAAAGGACCTGCGTTTATTTACTGCTATGTACCATTAACATCAGCACAGAAACACGCACCAACTGCAACAGAGTTAGATGCACAATTGAGAAAACTACAGAGTACAGTTGAACTTACAAAGGAAGAAAAAGAATGGGTAAAGAAGCAAGAACTACCAGAGTACTAAGACCTTATCAGAAAGAAGATGCAAAGTTTTTAGTAACAAAACCTGCTATGGCTTGTTTTAATGAACAGCGTACAGGTAAGACACCTACAGCATTAGCAACAATCAAGCTGCGTAAATTAGAAAATGAAAAAGTATTAATCATTGCTACAGCCTCATCACTATATCAATGGGCTGCTGAATACGAACGCTGGGTAGGAAAACCATGTATAGTGTGTGACGGTACTTTAGCTAAACGTAAGAAAATCATTAAAGAAAACTGGACACACGGTTTAGTAATATCTTTAGATAGTTGTAAAACAACAGTTGTATCTAAAGGTGTTATAGAAGAAATCCTAAAAGCCAAACCAAAGTATATGATTTTAGATGAGGCACACAGAATCAAAACACCTGATTCAGCAAGTGCTAAATCAATGTTTAAACTAGCAAAAAAGATACCAAACAGACTAGCACTTACAGGAACGCCAGCACCAGGAAAAGCATATGACGTATACTCCATATTATACTTTTTAGGAATAACTACAGACACAGACTGGCAGTTCAAACATAAGTATTTTGATAGTGAAGTACATCAAATCTGGGATAAGATAAGAAAACAACCTAGGACATATACAGAGTTTACAGACTTTAAGAAAGGTATGCAGGAGGAACTACAGAGCATCCTAGTAGACTACTCTACACAGAGAAAACGTAAAGATGTAATGCCTTGGTTACCTAGTAAAGACTATGTGAGAGTACCATTAACACTTGCACCAAAACAAAAAAGAGCAATCAATCAACTACACACCGAGTTCAGAGTAGGAGATTTAGAAACAAAGAATGTATTAGAGGCTCTGATAAGAGAAAGACAGCTTTGTTTACATCCCGCTCTGGTGGGCGTTGAGGGTCGCTCACCTAAATTAGATTATATTAAACAGTATATATCAGACTATCCTGATGAACCTATTATCATATTTAGCACATCAACACAGTTCTTAAAACTACTCTATAATGAGTTAAAAGCAAGAACAAAACTAGCTATGATTATAGGAACAACACCGAAGAAAGTAAGAGAAACATACAAACAAGACTTTCAGGCAGGTAGGTTTAATATATTCTTAATAAATATACAAGCAGGTAAAGAAGCCCTTACATTAGATAGAGCTGAAACAGCTATCTTTGCTGATAAATTTCCACCTATAGGAGATATTCTTCAGGCAGAAGATAGATTTGTAGCTACTACTGAGGACAAAGCAAGCAAGCCACATAAGATAATCGAATTAATGATGACTGAATCCTATGATGAACAAATCTACACATTGTTAGAACAACGCTTCACAGAAACAGACGTCATTAATGATTATAATAAATATCTAAAGCAGAAAGGAGTACGTTATGTCACAAAATCCAGTATTTAGTTTCCATAAAGCGGAACGTAAACAGTGCAAAGCATCTATACTGATTGAAGGACTTACAGGTTCAGGCAAATCAGGACTAGCACTTGTGCTTGGTAAGGCTTTAGCTGGAGACTACAAAAAGGTATTTGCTATTGACACAGAGAATGGATCACTTCCACTATTTAGTGGACTTAATAGCTCATCAGGAGGTAAGTTTGAAGACTTTCAGATTGGAAACTTCACACCCGATATCGGTTATAAGCCGTCTCACTATCTAGCTTTCAGAGATGAAGCTGTTAAGGCAGGTGCCACCGTAGTAATCATGGACTCAATCTCACACGCATGGCAGTATAAAGGAGGTATCCTAGATATCCTAAATGATGTTAAAGCAACATCAAGAAACAACAACGAGTACGCTGCGTGGGGGGACCCTAGAGTAGCCAAAGAAAAAGGACTGCTATTTGAACTCTTAAGAGACAACAGAGTACACTGTATTACAACTGTTAGAGTCAAAGAGAAGATGGAAATTGGCACTAATGAACAGGGTAAAACAACAGTACAGTCTCTAGGTGAACAGCAGATTATGCAGGCAGACATTAAGTATGAGCCTGACTTAGTACTACATATGATTACAGCAGGTACACCAACAACACCCCCTGTAGCTAAAGTAGTTAAGTCGAGATACGCCATGTTTGTAAAAGGAGAAACGTATCACTTCACACCAGAACTTTGTGAACAGCTGCGTAAATATCTGGAAGATGGTACATCACCAGAAGAGATTGAAGCAGCACAGCATAAAGAATATGAGGATGCTGTAAAAGGATATCTCACAGAAAACGCAAACAAGAAGACACTTTGGAAGTTAATACTAACAGAACTAGGCTATAAGGATGCCAAGGTAAAAGACTTACCTTTGAGCACGTTAAAGCAAGCGTACATTAAACTAACTGTAGATTAAAAGGAGAAAAGAAAAATGGAAACAGTAAAGAAGACAACAGAAAAGGTAACACCAGAAGCAAAGAAGGATGTAGCACCAAAGAAAACTAGAAAGCCTAGAGCAAAGATTAGAACACTAGCTGAACTAGAAAATGTGCCTTACACAAAGATGACACAGAAAGAACTAATCCTTTGCATCAACGATCTAAAGAAAGAAGTAGCACTAGCAGATCAGCAGATTACAATGCTAAAGGACAACCTAACCTCTGCATATGAGTCAAAGAGAAAGGTAGAAGATGCATACCACAATCTATTGAGACAGGTAGGAGATGACATTGAGTACATCCAGAGACTAACCGCTACATTCACAGAATCAATGCTACGAGTAACACAGAAAGGACAGTAATATTATGATTAATTTTGACGCACTAAACAACGCAGAAAAGCCAGCAAACAGCCTACTAATTGAGGGCTGGCACAAGATGGAAATTAAGAAAGCTGAAATGAAGACAAGCAAAACTGGAGACCCTTACCTAAATGTAGGTATGCAGCAGGTAACTGATGAAGACAAGGGCGGAGCTTATGTTTTTGATATCTTCAAGGAAGCCTCAGAAGGCTTTATGCTTTTCAAACTAAAGCAGTTCCTAACTGCTTTTGGTATACAGCCTGAAGGAGACTTTGAACTGTCTGACCTTACAAAGATACTTGTAGGCAAACAGGCTATGGTAGAACTCAAAATAGATAGCAACAAACAGTATGGTGACAGGTCTGTAGTTGATATCAGAAATGAGATGTATCTAGGGCTAGATGTTTATGTACCAGAGCCTAGCATTGCTGACCGCTTCAAGGAAGTTGAAGACGATATTCCATTTGAAGCTACACCAGAACCAACAGCACCTGCACCAGCGTTAGAAGATGAGGAGATCTAAATGAGTTTTTTACTGGACTACTTTAATATTTCAGATAGTAAAACAGAAGTCCAAGTAATGTGTCCATTCCCACATACAACTGTGAATGGACTAACTTATTATGAATCAAATCCGTCAGCATCTGTTAATACAGAAAAAATGTTATACCACTGTATGTCCTGTGGAAAGGGATTATCTGAAACCCAGTTCATACAAAAGGTATTAGAGACAGGTCTAGTACAAGCTAAACGAATCCAATCTGCTTTTAACACAGAAGAAGATGTACTCACTTGGTCTAGGGAAACATTAGAACCAGAGACAAAAGAGCTTTGTAACAAGCTAGGAATTAGTGATGATGTCATAGAAGAACTCAAACTAAAGACAACTAATATGACATTACACTCAATTGACTTTCCAGTTATTATGTATGGAAAGTTACTAGATGTTAGAAGCTACCATCCGGGAGGAAAGCCTAAACTGAAAGGTAGGCAAGGCTCCCCCACTGGGCTAATAATACCTTATGACCAGTGGGTAGAATCTTCTACAAAGCGTACAACTATAATCTGTGCAGGAGAAAAAGACATGGCAGTTGCTCGTAGCAACGGGCTCAATGCAGTCACCTTAACAGGAGGTGAGATGGCAAAGCCATTATTCCTAGCACCATTTCGTGATCGTAACGTAGTTATCTGTTATGACAATGATGAAGCAGGACTCAAAGGAGCCTCGCAGTTAGCAACACAGCTAACAGGCGTAGCAAACTCAGTAAGAGTCTGCACTAAATTCCATGAGGGCATGGAGAATAAAGAAGACATAACAGACTACTTTACAAAGTACAATCACACTAAAGAAGATTTAGTTAAGTGTATAAAAGCAACGGAGTTATTTGTACCACCTCCAGAGGAGAAACCAGAATTACCAGAGTGGACACTCCTAGAAGCATCTAAACCAGAGCACGTAGGTGTACTTTGTAAAACAAACATACAAGTCACCGCTGTAACTGATACAACATTTTCCTGTCCATCAGCACTCATACTAGAGAAGTATGCTGTAGGGGATGGAAATGATACTATGCGTATAGGAGACACTAAAGAGTGGGAACTCAAACCTAGAAACTGTAGAGACATCTTACACCTAGTAGATAATAACTTTAAAGAGACTGTAATCAAAGACAACATCAGAGGTATTGTCGGAGTCATGCAGAAAGAAAAGTTTGTTAGACAAACTGTTCTAAAGAGAGCTACAATCTTTAAGGCTTATGCTTCTGACTTATTTGAAACACAGAATACAGAAACTAATCAGCCTATGGAGTACACTTGTTATTCCATTAATCAACGATTAGAGTCTGGTAAAAAATACTCTGTAACTTATAAGTTAGTACCACACCCTTATAAGGGACAACAGCTAACAATGATTATAGTTGACGCAGAAGATGCTAATGATTCTGTTTCAAATTTCAAAGTAACAGAAGGTGTAAAGGAACACCTGAAGATGTTCCAAGCGGACCCCGGCAGGGCTAAAGATAAACTAACTGAAATTACAGAAAGAGTTAAAGGACTACTAGGCTATGATGGTAACAACCAACTTATACAGACAATTGACTTAACTTACCACACTCCTCTTATGTTTAATATGGGTAGATTCCAAAACATAAGAGCGTACCTAGATACACTTATTGTAGGTGAGTCTAGGGTAGGTAAGTCGAGCACAGCTAACTGTTTAAGAGAATTATACGGACTAGGTACGTTCACATCTCTAGCAGGAAACTCTGCAACAATTCCGGGATTAGTTGGAGGTAGTAACAAAACTAGTAACGGATTCCAAACTCGTGCAGGTATCATACCTCAAAACCACAAGGGTATGATTATCTTTGAAGAGTTTGGAAAATCTAATAGAACTGTAATTACTGAATTAACAGATATCAGATCAAGTAATGAGGCACGTATTACTAGAGTTTCTGGAACAATAACCATGCCAGCAATGGTAAGAATGTTATCACTAACAAATCCTAAAAATGAAAAAGGACAAATCAAAAGCATTGCCAGCTATCCGAACGGAGTTCAAATAGTCACAGACTTAATTGAAGCTGCAGAGGACATAGCCAGGTATGACATAATACTGATTTTATCAGATAAAGGTAATACTACATTTAACCCTATGTGGACTCCATTAGACCCGTACCCTAAAGAAGCTTATAGAGATAAGATTCGTTGGGTTTGGTCTAGAACTCCTGAACAGATTATATTTGAAGATGGAGTTATAGAATCTATTATGGAGGCTGCTAGTGATTTAAATAAAGTGTATAACAGCCATATCAAGATATTTGGAACAGAGGCTTGGAAGAAGCTGACCAGAATATCTATAGCTTTAGCAGGCTACTTATGCAGTACTGATGAATCCTTTGAGAATATCGTAGTAACAAACGAGCATGTAGCTCTTGCAGTAAAATACTTCGTTGATTTATATGACAACGATACGTTCAAGTTCAAACAGTTTGTAGACCATGAACGTAAGTACACAGAGATTGATGAAGACGGAGTTGCATTGCTACAAACTATATTTGATAAGTACCCTATGCTAGTTATGCAGTTAGAGCAGAGTGCAGGTATTACTAAAAATGTATTAGGCTCTGCTACAGGTTTAGGCAATGAGGCTTTAAACTCTGCAACAAACCTATTAGCTAAAGGACTATTTATTAAATTCTCAAACTATGAGATGATACCGACTGAACGATTCAGACTAGGTATCAATCAAATTGATCGCAACACTTACACAGAGAGGCTAGGAGAAAATGTTACAATTTAAATGGTATTTCTGTAATGTAGATACAGAACAGGACATAGAAAATATGATAGAAGTGTATAACAAATATGCTTCTGAATACGGTGCTGTAGATACTGAGACTACAGGATTACACATTGTAAAAGACATTCCATTCCTAGCCCAATTTGGATTTATAGATCCAGAGCGTATGAGAGGGTATGCCTACGTAGTAGACTTACGTACTGAAATAGGTAAGCAAGCTCTAGACGTATGGCTTACCCAGCTCATACAAAAACATACTTTACTTGCAGGGCATAATATAAGTTTTGATATACACATGCTGATGAACATAGGACATGACATATTCAAAATAAAACCAGATACCTTAACACTAACTGACACACAGTTTTATATAAGGTATGGACATGATGCCCTGCATACAAGTGAAGGCGGACCTCCATTAGGTCTAAAAGATTACACTACACGTTATGTAGATAAGGACGCTAAAGTACATGAGTCTGCTCTAAAGAAAGAACGAACAAACATTGCCAAAGCGTATAACGTGAAGCTTAAACAGGCTTTAGGTATTACATTAAAACAATTAAATGAATACACTAAAGATTGCATCTTCGAGTTAGAAGACTTACCTGAAGATTTAAGAGAGCGTTATAAGAAGTGGCATAGCAAACTTCCAGATTGGTTACAACCTAAAGTAAACAGTATTGTAGAAAGTGATATGATTCAATATGACCAACTCAATACTGAAACCCTAAAGCGATATGCTGCATATGATATTGTTTACACTTTAGAAATACTTTGGTTCTTAAAACCAAAGGTAAAAGCTAGAGATAATGAAAACGCTGTAAGCATTGAAAACGCTCTATTAGAGCCTATCGTTCGTATGGAACGAGTAGGGTTCAAATGCAATACAGAGTACCTAGAAGAATCTAGAGTGCGTATGAAAAAATACATCTTAACTCTACGAGCTGAATTAAATGAACTTGCAGAACAAGAATTAAGTGTAGGACAGCACGCATTAATCAAACAAATCATAAACACAAAGTATGAAACTGAATTAACTTCTACAAATGATGAACAACTTAAACTGTTGTACAACACTACAAAGAATAAAGAACTAAAACAGTTTATCTGGTTAGTACAAGAGTTAAGAACTTTAGAGAAGTGGTACAGCACATACATACTTCGCTTTCAGGAACGTCTAATCAAAGGCAAGGATAGACTCTACACTCAGATCAATCAAGTAGGTACTGTATCTGGAAGAGTTACTTCAGATTTCCAACAATTCCCTAGAAACGGTATTAAGGATAGAGAAGGTAACGACCTCTTCAACCCAAGATACATGGTTGAAACAGATAGTGCAATTTTGTATCTAGACTACTCACAGATTGAGTTACGCTTTCAGGCATTATACACAATTTTAGTAGGGCACCCTGATACAAACTTATGTAGAGCATACATGCCTTATAAATGCCATAGAGCTTCAGGAGAGTTATTTGATTATAACAATCCTGTACACATCAAAGAAGCGTATGATGGTAGTTGGTATCATGATGAAGATGACTTACCTTGGGAGCCTGTAGATGTACACGGAGCTACTACTACAGCAGCAACAGGACTCAAACCTGGAGACGAAGGATTTAAAGAAGCACGTTATGATATAGGCAAACGAACGAACTTCGCTAAAAATTACGGAGCACAGCTAGGACGTATAAGACAGATGTTTCCTGATAAGTCTTTAGAAGAAGTTAAAAAGATTGACGCTGCTTATTACAATGCTTTTCCAGGAGTAAAACAGTACCACAACTATTGTTATAACAGAGCTCAACTCTACTCTAATACTACCAACTTATTTGGAGTGCACTACTATAATGTATCAGGACACAAACTGATTAATATGTTGATACAGGGTAGTGCTGCATTTTACCTAAAGAAAAAGATTATAGAGCTCTGGGAGTACACTAAAGCTAACAATCTTAAAACTAAATGGCAGATGCAGATACATGACGAGTTGTCATGGGAATGGAATCCTGAAGATGGTATAGAACACTTCTTTGAATTTAAAAGAATCATGGAAAATTGGAGTGACACTAAAGTACCTATCGTAGCTGACATGGAAGTAACTACTACTAATTGGGCAGAGAAACAAGAGATTGAAACACTAGAAGATTTAGAAAGGATGTTGAAAAATGATTCCACAAATGAATAAGACATATCCGTACGTACTAGCAATAGACCCATCCGGGTCCTTTGAAGAAGGCAAAGGCTGTACAGGCTGGGTGCTTGCAACAGGTGATGGTAAAGCACTTCGCTTTGGAAAGATTGATGCTGTTGAATTTATAGCAGCAGAACACTATTGGAGTGAGCACATAGACCTTATTGAGGAAATGTACAGCAAGTACGGAGAAGAACTTATTGTAGTTCTGGAAGACTATGTACTCTACTATGAGAAAGCTATTGTACAGAGCTACTCTAAAATGGAGACTTCAAAACTAATCGGTGCGATTCAGGTATATTGCTATAACACTAGCATACCTTTAATACTTCAGAGAGCTGTAGAGATTAAAGCTCGTTGGTCCACAGAGGTACTTCTAAAAAGAAACCTACTTAAAGGTTTAGGAGTGAATCAGGGGTATGCACTTCCAATAAAAGATGGATTCAAAAAGATTAATAGGCACATACTAGATGCGTACAGACATATGCTACACTTTGTAACATTCAAGAATAACAATAGTAAGGATTTTAAATTAAGAACAGTGGAGGTAGATAGCTATGATAACTACAGATAACTACAAACCAAAGCACGCTAAATCTCTAAAGAAAAAAGTTATAGAGCTGTTTGAAAGTATCATGCCTGAAGAGTATGAACCTAAACATCCTAGAGTTCCCCAGCAAGAGGAGCTGTTTTACAACTATGAAGGCATAGAACGTAGAGCCGTTCTTGACTATAATGATGAAGGAGACTTATGTATTACAGAAGATAGTGAGGTATTTGATTAATGGAAAGAAGAATGACAGTAGCAGAACAGTATGAGTGGGCAAAAGCTAACGCACCACACCTAGATGAGATGAATACAGATTATCTAGACACAAGCATCTTACCTATTCATACTGCAGTAAAAGATATTGACCAGCTTCCTAATGAAGTATATGCTCTACTTCGTAAGAATGGTCTTGGCTGTTCTGACTCCTCAGTACTAGTAAGTGTAAACCCTTATAAAAAGTTAGAAGAACTCATAGAGGAAAAGTCTAGAAACTATCTAACACCTGAAGAAGCTGCAGTTAGTGATCAGGTTGCTGTTAGAAAGGGTGTAGACCTAGAGCCTTTTATTATACAGAAGCACAGCCAGATTTCAGGAAGACGCATTATGAAACCTGCTAATATGTATAGGCATAATGACTTCCCATTCCTAACTGTAAACTTTGACGGGGTCATGGAGTGTTATGATGATGACGGAACATTACATTACATTCCTGATGAGATTAAAGTTTGTACAGAACAAGGAGCTAGGCACTATGATAGAACTAAAGCAGACTGGAGAGAAAGCACAGGCTACGCAACAGACGGGCTTATATCACAGCATATTGCAGACAGTACAGCTTCTATCATAGAGAAAGCTAATAGGTATGGAATACCGCCTTATTACTATACGCAGGTACAAATGGAGATGTATCACCTAGGTGCACCGTTTGGATATCTAACTGTACTCTTTGAAAAAGAATGGGAGATGTGTACGTGGTTTGTCTGGCAGGATAAACACACACAGAACCAAGTAGTTATAGCAGCAGCTAAAGCGTGGGATAAGATAGCACCACACAAACCAAAGGATGCTTTAGAAGATAATATAACTACACTACAGAGAGATATTGCAGAAGCGGAATCAGAAACGCACACAGACATTGCTGAAGATATTTAAAAGAAATGCCAGAGCTTAAATGCTCTGGCTTTTTTTATAGTATTTTACAAAGGATGTTTGCATCCGCTGTACTTCCTGTAACCTCATACGAGGTACTGGGCGTTTAGTACGCAGGCTCTTAACCTGATACATATTTAGACTAGGCATTGTCGTTATGTTATAACGCACGTTAGGATCCTGATTATTAATATACTTATCTATCATGGAGTCTAGGTAGTTTCGTTTAGGTTTAATCTTACCTACATGATACTTCATATGATAATCATAGTTGAACTGTGCTTTAGGTGTTCTCATCTTTTTACCACCTACATAACGCTGCTGTACATAGTCATAGGTTTTACCTGTAGACTTCTTATAGTTCTGGAAGTCTTTCCACTTCTTACCTATAGCAGCTCCTTTAGGTACCCAAGTCTTCTGTATATAATCCCACTCTAATCCTTGGGACTCTTTATACTTCTGATACTGGTCCCAAGTAGGTACCTTATCTAGCTCTACCCATTGTTTATTAATTCTATCCCAGCCAAGTCCTTTAGACTTCTTGTACTCTACTAAGTCATCCCAAGTAGCTTCTGTTCCTAGCTTAACCCACTTACGAGTTATACTATCCCAAGCAAGTCCACGTCCACGCTGAAACTCTACAACCTCCTCCCATGTATCAAACCTCTTAAACTTATGTCCTTTACGTCTCTTCCAATGCTTATGGAAGTGTCTACGTCTGTGCCAATCGTCTCCGTATAAGTCTTTCCAGCTAGATGCTTTAGCAGTACCAATAGGAACCCACTGCCTAGTTGCGTAATCCCATTCAAGTCCGTTACGCTCTCTCTGGAATCTCTTATACTCATTGAAGTTATTTATTGTAGCCCTACCTTTAGGCACATACGCATTACGTGCGTAATCATATTCAAACCCATAAGCTGCATATAGCTTATTGGCTTCTTTATAGTTATGTGCTAATGCCTTACCAGCAGGTACATATTTCTTTAGAATATAGTCCCACTCCATACCTTTAGTACGCATGTACTCTGCAGCCTCACCGTAGCTATGGGCTCTAGCTGTACCTAGAGGTACCCAAGTGTTAGTGAGATATTCTTTCTCATACCCACGCTTACGCTGCCAAGCCTCATACTGCTTTCTATCAAAGATTGCACCTTTAGTTTCTAAATCAACAAAACTTCCAGATACAAAATCATAACCTTTGTTTTGATATAGTTTAGCAAGAGCTTGTATATCAGACCACTGTGCTTGACTATGCGGTGTTTTAAAACTTACATTTCGAGTCACAGGGTCCTTGGATAGATATGCAGGTACAAATGTTTTAGTAATGAAGTCATATACTAAACCATACTTTTTGTACATATACATGGATAACTCTTTACTATCTCTAGCTACACAGTCCTTAATTGGTTTTATCTGACGAGTGTAGAAATCGTAAGCATAACCATTAGCATTTAAGAACTTATTAAACTTCTCATAGTCTTCTCCAAAGTCTATCTTTGAAAAAGCAAGGATTGTAGGAAGCTGTGCGAATGATGCTGGTGATTTTAATAGCTGTGCAAAAGTATCATTTCTATACTCTGTAAAAGTTTTATCTATATACCTAAGTTTATTCTCATGCATAGGTAATATAGTAGAACCTATCAGCGGTAAGAAATCTCTTAACCCATTTCCACCATAACCTTGGTTAAATATACCTGCTTTAATAGCACCATCAAAGAAGTGTCTATCCTGAAGTACATTCTGGATTGGACTGAATATATCCTGCATACCTTGGTTCATAGGATCAAGTAGGAAGTTATACGCATCATAGAATGATGGATTTAACTTTAACCACGCAGTCTGTCCCTCGTTTTGTGCTGGGTTAGGTATCCTAGGGTTACCTGCCATAGCATGATTAAGATAAGACATATCAACCCACTGTCCGTTTCTTGTACGCTCATAGTTATCATCCAGAGCCTCTTTAAGGTTCTGCTGGTTTAGTCTGAGTAGGTTATGTATAGAGTGTGCATCTTTAGTCCATGCGTTCATCCAGTAATCTATATTCAATTTAGTAAAGTTAAAGAATGGGAACAGTAGCTGTGCATAAACTGCTGCTCTATCTTTAACATCATAATTGAAATGTGTTTTAGATATTCTAGAGAACGCTTCTATTTTACCTATACCCAGCTCCTCAAGAGTGTACATGTGCGTAAGTCTTGTAATCTGCTCTGTATAAGCCATTGGAGTTAGTGCTGCTGAAACACCTTTACTAAAGAGATAGTTACCCATGGATACATAGGAGTCTAAATCTTTATCAGGCATTTTTAGGAAAGCACCTAGCGTTCCAAACACACCTTTGTTTCTAGCCGCAACGCCCTCTAGTTCAGGGATAGAGTGTGCTAATGCACGTGCCTGTATCTCTCCAGCCTGAGTACCACCAGAAGCTCCCTCTAGCATAAATGCGTGCATACGTAAGAAGTTACTAGCATCCATGCGTTCAGTGAGGTGTTTAGGTAGTATTCCAGCTTCAGCTAAATAACCATAATACTTCTGTGCATCAGATACAGGGATATTAAAATAATGTGGTGTATCTGCAAAACCTTTTTGTATTAGGCGCTGGTGTGCTCTAGCTTCTGCTGAATTAAGTTTACCTTTAATAAGCTGTCCTGTATTGAGGTCTTTCTTAATAGCATCTATAATCTGATTATAGTCAGATAGGTCTGCCATAGCCTGAAATCTAGCTCTATGTACTATAGGTACACCCTCCCAACCTACATCTATATATGTCTTGATGGTTTCGTCTATGTAGTTACGCATGGCTGTACCTAGCGTAGAGATATAAAACGCTTTCATCATAGTTACATATCTGTTGTAACCACGCAGTATAGGGTTAGTTGGTGTAAAGTTATTTACATGACCGTAGAGTGTTTCATACACAACTCTAGGGACTAGAACTGCATTAGCTTCTTTAGCCCTCTGTAGATCCCTTGAGGATTTTATTTCAAAGGATTTAAGCTGCACCGGATTATAAGCTCTATACTCTTCACCAAGCCTCTCTAGTGTCTTAACATCATCCGCCTTTTTAGCTTCTCTAATCTGTGCCTCTATCTTACTTAAATACTTTTTATTCTTGTTGTCTGTACCCATAGCACAAACAACAAAAGAATCCTCTAGCTGGTCTAATACTCTAAACCATTCCTTATCAGATAAATCAAACTTATTTAAAGAGTTGAGATCTTCATTACGTAAGAAGTAAGCAACAGTAGTGTGACTATCAAGAGCTTGCTCTGCATTACGTTTTAATAATGTTTCGGCTGTGAGAAGTGGATTATTATAGAACTTAACACCGTTAACTGCCTTAGGCGGTTCTAGTGTTAAGTAAGCACCTGCACTCACAAATCCATCTATAGTCTGCATACCAAACTTATCTAAATCCATCATGTTGGCTGCATCAAAGACTTCACGTAACTGGTCTATCTTTTCTACATTAAGTAACCCGTGCGTGTAATCTCTAAAGTTATGTTTGCTGTATGCTGCTAGATTCTGTAGTGACTCATAATAAAGTTTTAATACAGAATCAGGGGCTAGAGTATCTAGCTTATCTATCTGTTTTTTAAATGTGTTAAGTAATTCAGTAGGCATACTCCTTCCTATTATATTATTTCGCTGTATGGTTTTTCCTGTGTCGAGTAGATGTAGTGCTTTATCATCTAGGTCACATAGCTCATTTAGAGTTACAGCGACAACCTCATCTTTCTCTAAATAACGCACTTGTAGGTATTTGCTGTTAGGGTGTGTTCCTGTTAATAGCTGGTCTACTAGCTTGATGTTATCATCATCAGAAGAAAAACGCAGGAACATCATACCGTTAAAGTCAGGCGTGATTAGATGCTCTAGGATAGCGTCTTCATTTTGAAGCATATCAGATACAAGTGCTTTAACTCTAGTATGGTGCACTCCATCCCAAACATTTTTTATTTGCTGTAAATCATAGTAAAGGTTTGTGATTGTGTTTTTTGCATCCGTACTATTAAGTATTCTTACTATTTGCTTACGTAAATTATTAATAGGTTGTAGTGCTACAGCCATAGTGTGTTTTTCTACAGAAGCACCTCCAGTTATTCCAGAGAGTCTTTCTGCAAACTCCTCAAAAGCATCTGTATCATACTTAACACGTTCTAATTCACTAGCTATCTCATACGCAGCTCCCTTTGCATTTCTAGTAAAAAATTCTATCTCTTTATCAAAGAGATAATAATTATTATGTTTACGTGTATTAAATATGTAGTTTATTACTTCTACAGTGTCCTCTGAAAAATCAAAGTATGCAGACGAAAGTAACCTTACTGCACTGTCAGAAGTACCAAACAGTGTCTCACGCATACCGTACTTTTTACCCATAATTAATTCTTCAAGAATTGCAAACTTTTCACTCACTGTGCGTGCGTCAAAATCTATATTAAAAATATAGAGTGCATTAGCTAGTTCTGGACGTGCAAGACAATAATCTTTAAGCTCACGCCATGCTATGCCTGTTAGTAACATTCTGTTGTCTATATCAAATATATCATCAGCATTGTGTCTGAGATTATTTTGAATATTGGCAGTAAGCTGTCTGTATGTCTCTATAGCGTGATAGTTATTCATCACATGTCCAAACCAGTCTAGCATGTTCTTATTTACTTTATTCTGTACAGCTAGTGTTTGGAAATAGGAGTAACCTCCATCAGCTATACCGTTAATCCATCTGATGATGTTACTTGTTTGTCCCCCAGTCATAACATCTGCTGCTGCACGAAGCTCATCTGCTTTAACTATAAACTCTTCTGGAGTTAATTTAAGCACATCAATCTCCGGGCTACTGTCTAGGATATGGAACCAATTAGAAATTGTAGTTTCGTATTTAGCAAGTTCCCCAGATTTATACAGTGCTTCGTACTCTGCCCTAGTTAGTTTAGGATTATCTAATTTCATAACTAAATAACCTGTTTCCCATGCACGTTCATTGCTAGGAATTAGATTAAAGATATGATCCACAATCAGAGAATCATCTTTTAAATGGTTAATAGACTTTAGTAGGAACTTTTGCTCTCTGAGTTCACTAGCTACTAGATTAAGGTCTATGCTCTCTGGTGTATTTTTAAATAGAGTATCTAGAGCAGAAGCGTACTGAGTACCATCTGTTCCGTGTGCTACAGCAACATCAAGACTTGTAGCACTATGCCCTAGACGCTGAAGTGTGCTATAAAATCTATCGTAGCTATCTATAAGTCTACTTGGGTAAGCATACTTAAACTTCTCTATATCTGTATCATGCAGTGCAGACAAAAGACTGTTGTATAGATTACCTATGATATTCTTATCTTTATCCGAGATAATTAAACCGTGTTTAGCTTTGATGTTAACTAGCATATCTATATTCTGCGGTACATCTCTGAATAGTGCTGCAATCTCTGGACAGTTATTAGCTAACACTACATTATCAAATCCATGGTTGTTAAATCCGCACAATACAACATTATGTAAATCTAATGTGGGAGTACCCTGCATCTCCTGCATAGTATTTACAATGTTATTAGCGAATACATCATTTTCTATTCTATAGCCTTCATGACCATACATCTTTTTAAATGTAGCAATATCCATGAAAGACGTATCCGGATGCCACCCATTATCAATCAAGTAATTAGGAATCTTATTTAAGATTTCTTTATATCCATTGCCAGAATCAGCATCTTTTAATAAAGCACGCATAAACTCATTGATACTCTCGCTAGTGTATCTTTCTAGCTCCTTATCATATTTAAGTAAACTGCAACGCTCTGGGTCTAATTTATATAAACCCATACTGAACACATGGTTAGTATTTCGTTTAGTATTAAGACCTAGTGTCTCTGTATCAAATATAAATACATCTCTGCCTGCTTTAGCACGTTCAATTAAATCACCAAAACTTTCAGGGTCATGTACTATATTAGTTAAGATAGAACGGTACGTGTCTATACCAGCAGTATGTCCTATAGATAATCTATCTAGTATCTCTTTGTCTATATCATATTTTTTAGACAGGTCTGATTTACTAAATGAGTACAAGTCACCTATGGTTTTATCTATGTTGTAGTTAGCTTTTGCATACTGATAGTAGTGCTGTTCTATAACGTGATCTACAAAATCAGGAGCCAGAAATTCTGGGTGCTCCATAGCACTATGTCCTAAATCACGTGCATCAAATAAAGCATCACGATAAATGTTATATAGCTCTGGAGATAATGCAGATTCTGCTTCTTCTAATGAAGATGATAGCAGTGCATTAGCTTTTTTCTTTTTAGCTATATCATCAGCAAAAGTTGCTAACTGCTCTACAGTTGTGGCAGTTTTATAATCATCAGCTAATCTGTAAGACTCTATAATATTATCAAGCATTTCAGATTTAATTAGGCGGTCTACTCTTTCTAAATAGTAATCTCCCGTTTTAAATAAATGCTTATTCTGTTTATAGATGTCTTGTGCTGTAGCTTCTAGTTGTGCTGCATTAGCTTTAATAGCTCTTACTGTTGTAAACTGGTCTAGTGTAATGTCCTCATACTTTGCAGCATTTCTAGTTTTAATCAGCGTGCTTTCTACGTCAGCTAGATAATTAGCTAGAGGGGCACCTGTTTTAGAATCTATAAGGCGTAGTGTATCTATAGCTTCAGAAACGCTTTCCTCAATATAACTATCTAGGTGCTGTACAAAAGTAACCATATTACTATTAACGTCTAGGTTTAATAGTGTGCTTAACTTTTTAAAGTCTTGCGTTTCTAGAGTCTGCATGAGGTCTGTAATTCCATTAGGGAAATCAGAGAGTCCTATATATTTGATATCACTGCTTACTGCTTTTTCTATATCTTCTCCTCTGCGGAGAACTTTACGTCTTGCAGTTTGTAATGCTAAATCATCTACATTAACATTCATGACATCATCTAAAGCACTATGTAGATACTCAGGTAAATACTGTTTTAAACCAGACACAACGCTTATATACTCATCAGAAATATCTGTTAAAGTAGTAAATGCATTTGCTGTAGCTTTATCTTTAAGTACCTGCTCTATAGTATTATCTTTATAGAACGTACTCTTAACTGACTTTGCTCCAAGTTCTTCTTTTACTTTATTGAATTTAGAAAAGAATGAACTAATAGACACAGCTTTAGACTCTTTCTTTAAAGTCTTTAGCTGACTAGCAGTTGATTTAACATCTCCTATAATCTGGTTAATGGTGTGGTTAAACTCTCTAGTAGTAGCATCACTACGTAGTAATTCCTTAACCTCATCTATACGTTTTGTAACAAGCTCTTGTAGGTGTGTATCAACGTAATGTGTAGCGTTGTGTGCTTGTTCTATGCTCTCAACTAAATATTTTTCAAGAGCAGTGTAATTCTCTACAGAGCGTACCTGCTGTTTAGCTATGTTAGTAAACTGTGCTAAATCCTTTAAACGCTTTGTAGCCTCAGTATTATCTAAAACACGCTGTGTTTTATATATCTGATTTTCTCTAGCGTTAAGGAGTGCACTTAAAGTTTTACGCTCTGAGTCGTCAGTTACGTAAACAAGTCCTTCACGGAAGTTGTTATTAGACTGTAGAGCATTATCTAGAAACTCATGTACAGAAGTTACATCTGCTGCGTCATCATAAGTATCCTTAATAATACGCATAGCTGTTCCATAACCATTTTCTTTAGATGAAACAGCAGTCTGAATATTATCTAAAGTATCTATAAGCTGACTGTCTCTAGCAGCAATAAGGTCAGCTAGGTTATCTGTTTTACCGTGCTGTCCGTACCTCACAGCTGCTTCATATTTTTCAGCTCCCTCGTTGATTAGCTCCATAGAAAGCATGTGGTTTTTGACTAAAGGCTCTACTGCTTTATCTACCTGTTTAACAGCTCTACGTTTAGTTAGATCTAAAAGCTCATCACTTTTAAACACATCAGAAAGAGGCATCTGTTTAAGTGCTTTTGCTTTTTCTACAAAAGACTTTAATTCAGAAGCCTTGATAGCTCTTACTACTTTTTTAGTTCCTTTTACAGTTCCAGTAAATACTGGGAACGCTGCTTTAGTGAGTGCAGTATCTACTCTGTCTACTTCTTCTCCAAAGGCTTTAAACTTCTTATAAACCTTATAAGCTCCTGATGTAGAGTCTGCAATCTTATTAGCTCTAGCTGTGTTAGTCACAAGTCTGCTAGTTCTGTAGCTATCATAGATTGCATCTGCTAAATCTTCTTTAAGGTTATTTCTAAATCCAGCTTCATGCAGTACATTAGCAATCCAGTTTTTATTTACCTGTTTAGGATTAGTAACCATTGTATTAATAAGCTGGCGTTTAGTACGGTTAGGTAGTAGAGCTTTAGGTAGAGTATTATCTAAAGCATCTGCTGTCATCTGCACACCTTTAAGTCTACCTAGGGTTCTGGAATAAACGCCTCTAGTCTGGTGTACTGTACCTAGTTTGTGTGTTTCAAACACAGTGTGTAAACTTTCCTTAAAGGTGAGTCCTTCATTTTTATTAAGAAGTCTGGCTCCTCCTAGGTACTTGTTTGTAACCTCACGTAAACTACGCTCTGTTATTTCAGATTTAACAGAAGCCTTTGTTATGCCTTTAGCTACACCTGCACCACCTTTAGCTATAAAGTCAGTAAAGAGTAGTGGGTCTGAAATACTATCAAAGAGTAATCCTTTTAAGTAAGGATGCTTATCTTTTTTAGTAAGATAGTACTCAGTAAAGGATGTATCCTTACCCTCAACAAATCCAGCATACATATCTTTACGTATCTGTGACGCAGTCTTTCCTTCTTTATTACCTATGATATAAGCAGACACACCTTGCTGTGGTCTGTTAATAATATTGAGCCCTAGCCCTAAAAAGTTAATAGCAAGATTAGCTCCTATGGAACGTGTGCTCATTTGAGGATAACCACCAAAGTATTTATTCTGGACATAATCATCAGCAGATTTAACTAGATATCTTTGCATCATTAAATCATCTGCTCTACGTTTTGGACTTAAAGCTTCAAATAGAGACATGCTGTTACTTCTTACTCCGTTATTCTCCAGATACTGTTTAAGCCCTTTATTAGAAATATAAGGGAGCCCCTTGCTGTCTCTAGCAAGAAGTCCTGAATTATAGTTAGGGTCTAGTAGCTGTGAGAGGAACTGGTCTCCATCTTTAACACGAAATACTTTATCTCTAGGAATAAGCCCTATACTCTTATATATGTTTACCCTACCTTTAGGCAGTGCAGTTATATCTAGGCTTAACGCTTTTCCGTTGCTATCAATATAACTATAAGTATCACCACCATTTTTACTACCTTTAATAGCATATACACGTCCCTTATCATCTTCTACATAGTATGTTTGCTGCTTTCTATTTAAACCATAGAGCTCATTCATTTTACGCTCACGTAGTTTAAGCCTGTCTTTAAGCTCTGCCTGTTGCCATGCGTTCTGATAGAATGGACGTATAATAGTATCTGCTATTAAATCACCAGTACCTTTAGTAAACGCACGTAGAGCTTTAGCTTGATTAGCTCTCTGCATTTCATGTATCTTACGTCTAGTAGGATCCGAGAGCATACCTCTAGGGTCTGCATCAGAACTTAATACTTTAAATAGTCCTGTAGTAAAGTTTCTAACGTAACCGTTATTACTAAATGCTCCTGTACCAGACCTACGCTCTCCTACGTTAGGTACTTTCTTTTCATACCATTTGAATATAGGATTCTTCCTGAAAGCATAGTTCTTTACTTTAAAATCTCTAACTGCTTGAGGGCGTGTGTCTATAAAAGGTGCTACTCTTTTATTAAACTCTACACCTTTAAATATTCCAGAGGTAGCATTAGCAATTACGTTATTAGATTTAAAATCACTTATTGCTCTATTAGCTCTAGCGTTAGCTTTTACAAACTCATTGTGTCTTGCCTTAATTGCTGTTGGGCTAGGCAGTGGTGATTGAATTGGAATATTAAAAAATGGCTTTGTTACAATAGAGCTTTTGTTAGAGCTTGTAGTAGGTAAAGGTTTTGTAGGTATCTTATCTGGAACTACTTTCTTTACTGGGATAGGTCCTTTAGGTAAAGGTTTTGTATAAGTAATAGAAGAAGACCCCTGTGGTTTAGAGGTCTTCTTTTTTGGTTTCACGTATTTCTTGATATTAAAATCTTCTAAAAACTTCATACGACTCTCCTACGAGGTGGAGCCTGACGTATTGGTAGTTGTTTTTAGTTCACCATTTTTAGTGGTGTTCTTGGTGCTGTAAGGAGATGTTGTGCTAATACCATTATTAGCTGTATTGCCCCACTCTCTAGCTTTAGTTGCTCCTGCAAAACTACCAGCCTGTCCACCCATACTGTACAGTGCTGAACCTGCTGCTGCAACTCTAGCGTTCTTCTCCTCGTTGAGTAGTGAGCCTAATGTACCTGCTGCTGTATTAGCTGTAGTCGTAGCTGTATTCTCATTTTCAGATAGAGTCTGTCTACGCTTTTCAGCAAGAGCTTGTAACTGCTGTAATGCAGAGGTCTGTTCTCCTGTACCCTGCTGTTGCTGGGTTAGCAGATTAGTGAGTATACTCGCACTAATCTGTCCTGCATTAGCACCAGATAAAGCAGACGTCTGTAAGTTTGCTCTAGCGTTCTGGATAGCTCTGTCTCTATTCTGGGCTTCCAGATTAGCTTGAGCTAGTAGGTTTGCCTGTCCTTCCATACGCTGGGTATCATAGGCTGCATTAGTTGCTGCGTTTAGGTTATTCAATATTGTATCTCTATCTGTGAGTATACCATAATCTCGATTACTAAACGAGCCTGTTTTAAACAAACTATTAACGTCTTCTAGCAAAGCTCTGTTGGTTGCTCTTACTTGCTCTGGATCATACGTAGCTTCAGAGCGTCCAGATTCAAACCTACCTTGTGCTGTGGAACGAGCTACTAAATCTGCAAGCTGTTGTATAAACTCTGGGGTTATATTAGAAGTTGCAGAGCTTGTATTCTCGTTGGTCTGTGGAGACTGTACCTGTGTTTGTGTAGTATTACTTGTAGCCACTACTTAATCTCCTTTCTTATACTGTTAGCAATAACTTTAAGGGGTTGTGCTGTGGCTAGTTTGTACAAGGCATCTCCTGTACCATTGCCCTTTAACCCTTTGTATGCTTCATGCAAACTATCTAAATCAGTAAGCTCCTCACTTGTGATGTACGACTGATTTATAATACGTTCGCACTCAACAAACAACCTATAGCGTAGTAGGGCTAATACACCTTTTTTAAGTGCACTAAACATTATCGCATATGTGACTATAAAGGTGCACAGCCCTCCTACAGTGAAGGTGATTACTTGTGATATGACATGGTGCATTATTTAAACTCCTTTAAAAATAGGACCAACCAAACACACCAACTTCAATACCCACTTGTGCGTTTAGCATTATAAAAGTGATTCCGTCTAATAAAGCGTTCATTATATTACCTCATAAATCTTGTATTACCCTGCCAGATACACACCCAGCCTGATGGTATTCTAGCCCAGTTACCTCGTACTTCTAGAATAGTGATTCTAGTGCCCGCACGTAGCAGAGCATAGAGTCCTACAGCACTGTGCTTCCTACCGTCAGGTGTTAATTCTGCACGCTTCTTAACGCTATAGTTCGTTCCTGGACCTGTACGCACTCTCATGTCTGCAGTTAGTGTATACGTGCCTCCTGCAACTACATTTGTTCCTGGAACAGATGTAGCTCCACCTACTTTAGTTAGGTAGTCCATACAGATCCAACCACCTGCTTTAGGTGCGTAACCCCAGTTACCTGCAACCTGTGTGATAGTAACTGTTGTTCCGTTTGCAAGACCGCCTACTCTAGCGTAGCTTGTTCCTGCTCCGCCTCTAACGTTTAATCCTATTGGAGAGTTTACTTTGTAAACTACACTACCAACGGATTGAGCAGCAGGAGGTGCTGGGTTACTAGCAGGAGGTGATACTAGAGTAGAGTCATTAGCATCTACGACACACGACCAAAGCGTAGGAATAAGTCCCTGCATGTGGTCTTCATATGTATACCAACCATCATGACCTCTACCGCCTGAGTCTGAAATATATAAATAGTGTCTTCCGTTCTCGTACTTGTAGCCCTTAACTACTGCTACGAAATGTCCGCCCATAGTCCACGTGATGCCACCTCTAGTTCCTGCTCGGAATAGAATAACACCCCATCTATTTCCTTTAGCCATTTCATTAAAGAAAGGCTGCATGGACGAGTGCTGTGTTGCTGGGCAACCATAAGCATCTAGTGCTGCTTTAATTCCAGACCAATAAGTTCCATTACCATTGGACGCATACCCGTGAGATGTAAGCCAATCTGCTACATGTACTGGTGTGACGTCTGTGTGCTTGGCACTAACTATATTGGCTATAGCCGTAGGACCACAGCCTGATATAGCCATAGTCCTACCAGCATATGCTTTACGTGACCACCTAGGGTCGTATTGATTATACCACATGCTACCCATTCATCTTCTCTCCTATATTAATATCTTCTTCAGGAAGTGGCTCTGCAAACTGTGCCTCTAGCGTAGGGAGTCCTGCACTAGGCTTGTTGTATGACATTGCTAGTTTGCTGTCATTAGTACCTGCTGTTGTAGGGTCTGTAATGATACCTATAATTGCTAGTATATCTAATAGCATTGTTATAAGATGCATGATTGCATCCTGTGGTACTCTAGGAATAATCCCAAAGGTAGCTAGTATTGTGTATATAAACGACAACACCTGTGGGATAAAGCATATAAGCCACGCTCTATTCCTAAACCTAACTTTCCAATTGATTCTCATAATTGTCTCCTTTCTAGTCAGTCGTATACATTACTGTTAATTTAAGTGTAGCTGGTTGGTTCTTAAGAATAGACATAATACTGGTTGTACCGAAGGATATTAAAGTCTCTTCCTTTGAACTCTTCTGTAAAGAAATATTACTATTTACAGCATTATTGCTTGTCATAGGTAACACTATACGGCTTCCAGCTACGGAGAGCGTACCTGTAATACTTTTAATATTATCTATAGGAACCTCAACCGACTGTGGTGTATAAGTTGTGTTTTCTTTAAGAGTAATCTCTTTAACAAGCTCCTTGCTCTGATAAAAAGCAGCAGGACTTAACTGAGCCATACGAGTGTTTACCTCTATTTTATACGTTTCCAGCATATTGCTCATGTTAGTAATAGTGCCATTAAGAACTTCTATATACGCTTCTAGCATATCTGATGTAACAAACTCTCCGCTAAATGCTGATACTTTTCTAGTCATAGCACTACTACCAAACTTATTCCAGTTATTACCTGTAAATACATAGTATTCTAAATCATCTTTAGTTTCAGGAGTTGTACCGTTCACCTCAACAAAGGCTATATCCCCTGGCTTTGCTTTAGCCTTGAACTCCTCATTAGTAATAAGTGCCTTGTAATTAGGTAATACACCTAAAAACATAACAGCTTCTGCACCAATCTGATACGTAACATACTGCTGTACATATTCTTGCGTAGCAACTGACCCGTGCACTTGGGATAGCATATTAATTGCACGCTCATTACTGTAATGGCACCACTGTTTGTCTTTAAACATAAAGTAGGTTAGGTTTGTGTCAGAATTATTATCTATGCCTCGGTCGTTTAAAAGAGCTAGGTCACCTGTCTTTGCTTTCGATACAACGTCTTCTGCATAAAGCTCTTCAAAATCAGAGAACACACCCCAGAATTTAACACCGTCGGATGCACCCGTACCTGCCGGTCCCATAGGTCCCTGTGGTCCCACAGGTCCTTGTTCACCTTTATCGCCCCTAGGTCCAGGAGCTCCTACAGGTCCTGCAGGTCCTGCAGGTCCCTGTTCCCCCCTGTCTCCTTTAGGTCCTATTGGTCCTGGGAGTCCTGGAAGCCCTTGATTGCCAATAGGTCCTTGAGGTCCTTGCAGTCCTCGTTCTCCCTGTGGTCCTTGAGGTCCAGCAGATCCCTGCTCTCCAGCGTCTCCCTTATCTCCCTTATCTCCCTTATCTCCTTTAGGTCCAGCAGGTCCTGGGTTTCCTTTAGGTCCTTTTACTAGCCCATGGAACTCTCTTCCAAAAGTTGTTGTTAGTGTGATGTTACCATCATCATCTAGTACAACATCTTCTAGACTATCACACGCAACTATAGCTAGTGGTGACTTAAGATTAAATGCAATAGTGTCTGCGTTGTGCTGTGCTTTGTACTTGCGTTTTAGTTCTTCTAGCTTACTCATTATTCAACCTCCAATTCGTAAGTTATAAAAGCTGTAATAGGTTGGAAAGTATCTACATACTTTTTAAAGGCATTTGCTTTTGTGATCGCAAGCGTTATTGGAGCAGAGCTGTTTAGATACACAGAGCAGAATGTGGTAATATCCGTAGCATTTTCATCAGGAGTTAATGCTATTGTTTCTCCAGTAAGACTACGCAAATACGCATTTATCCTTTTTATTTTTAACCCACTACCGTTGATAAGTACACTTACTGGGATACTAAACTGTACTGTGTCCTTATCTAATACTAACGTGACTGCACCATAGACATTACCAGAAATAGTATCTCCAGTGCTGACTACAAGTGCTCTTTTATACATTTTGTTGTGTCCGTATACTTTATTATACACGTGGAAATCTTTAGATGCTACACCTGAATTTTCAACTGGAACACCAACGCCTACGCCTTTTTTAACTGTGTCTATAACTACAGTTTTATCTACAGATGTAGCACTGTGTACATCCATAGTATATGTATTAAAGCGGTCTTCAATAATTAAAATTATTTTAGCAAAGCCCTGTATAGGCTGTGGTATTGTACGCTCAATAGTTGTAACATCCGCTTGAGCACTAATGTGCTCTGGTTTGAGTTCTACATTATTTGTACCACCAGCGTGTGTAACACGCATATAATATTTAGGAGTGTTCTTGCCTAAAACATTATCAACACGCACAGCTATTTTAGCGTGGATATAATCTCCGCCTGCAATTTCTTCCGTACCTGTCTCTGTATTTGTTCTCCATACTTTACCGCTTACAATCTCTGGAGCTTTATAATCTAATACATTATCCAGAGTAACAGATGTAGTTGTTGTCATACCTCTGCTGTCTGTTACTACTGCAGTAATGACAGGATGCATACTTGTTATAGCTTCTGTAGTTATTGCTGTAGTTTCGTTCTGTAGATTATAGATCTGGTTGTCTATAGTTATAGTTCCGTTAATAAACGCAGCCCCGTAGGAAAAGGTAGGCAGTAAATTTATATATAGTTTAGAAACTCCTCTGATAAAGTTATTTCTAAATTTTGCATAAAGAGCAGGATTCTCTGCTTCATAATTTATTGAGACAACAGGAGCCATACTACTGATGGTTGCTACGTTTAGTATGTTTCCGTAATCTGTACTGCCTATATCTGTTCCATTGTAATAAGTAGTCATATACAGTTGGAAGCTAGTGTCTGTACCTGTAACAAATCTAGCGTACTCTTCTGGAATAGTCCAAGTATGTACTCCTTCTTTTACGTTATCTAAAATAACTCTCCAGTCCAAGGACCCTGTTTTACCTATCCAAACCTTGTGTGTAAACGCAGGGTTCTTACTTGTAATTCTAAACTGTATCTCGTCTCCGAAACTAACGCTAGCGTTTACAATTGATAGCTCGGACTTTCTATAAAGAGTTGTGAGGTTTAGAGAAGCACTAGCAGTTAGTGTTCCTACGGACACGCCTGTAGCAAAAGATGCAGAGGCTGCGAGCGTCTTTGTACCGTCATCCCAATGTGGTACAACAACATTGGCTAACGTGTATAGTGTCTGCCAAGATGTTGATTTTGAAAATGTAGATGTAAATGAGTATTTACTACCATTAAACCAGAGGTTACCATTGCATTGATAGTTACTCCAAGACTTACCTTGACTGGCAAGCTGTACTACTGCGGTACACGTTGATGTATTATTCGCAATATTATAGGAGTTCTCTGTTAATAGTATTCTTAATTGTACTCCAGCCATATCTTAATCCTCCGCTGTTTTAATTTCTAAAATGCCTGTGCCTGCGTTCTTTAGAACTATATCTCCTACACGCAGTTCGTCTAGTATGTGCAATTTATGCACACGCACTACACCAGTACTTGTTACCTTTAAGTAAGGTACTCCTTTATAACTTACTATGAAATCATCATTACTACACTTTATTTTAAAGTGCACGCTATTACCTAGCGTAACCCTTGATTCGTCATAAGATAAATGCTTGTTCAATTCTAGCAACATCTTCTGGAAGTTATATAAGAAGTTCTGTACAAACTGCACGGAGTTTCTGTAGTTTGCATCTAGCTGTGCGTATGTTCCTCGGAGTTGTGTAGTTATATCCTGAATCTGCTTTACTAAAGAGTCTTTGCTAACGTACTCTGTGTTTAACCTTTCAGATATGACTTTTAAAACCTCAGTCTGCATCTCAACTGCGTGTTCTTCTTGTATGGTTGAGAACCTTGCTGTACCGTCAGGATCCACAATAGAGTTCCCATTAACAAGTACATCTGTAATTTTACCAGAAGCACCTGTATCGCCTTTAGGTCCTTTAAGAGATGGAGATTTAATAACCTTACCATTGGATAAGGTTATAACCATCTCACCGTCTTCTGTAACTGCAATCTGCTTAACGCCAACTTGTACTACTGCAGCTTGCTCTAATTTAAATATTAAAGTACGTTTAGCCATTAGTGCCCCTCCACAAGTATGTCTTTGACTGCCTGACTAGCATAGTTAGTATGCTTCTGTACCCCGTTCTTAAATTTAATTAAGCATTGGAACACTAAAGCACGGTCAGGACGCAGACAATCCGTATCTTCTTTTGTGAGTACAATATACCACGTGCCGTCTGTGTCTATGTCTTCAGGAAGTACTTTTGTTGTTTTCCACCACGTAGCGTCTTCCTGTGTGTAGCTGACTTCTATGTACTCTATCTCTGCAAGAATCTCTGGAGTAGCTTTGTCCAGCTTTGCCTGTAGAACTACATCATCAGCTCTATAAAAAGAATTTCTCATTAGTTCACCTACCTTAAATACATTATGCGATATACCCAGATAAAGTTTATAAGCTCAAACTCTTTCTGGTTTTTAGATGCGAATAAAAATCTAGGAGCATACCCTTTGCCTGAAATACCTGTACGTATCTTCCAGAGCTGTACTGTAGGTATAGTCTCTTGATTAATAGTAAAGTTATTAGACAGGTGCGGTGCAACCTCGGTAAGTCCGGGAACTTTATCTAAATAAACAACCATAGCTCCTGTGTTTGGATCAAAAGTTGTAGACTCTAGGTATTTAAACATAGGGTATCTGTCAACACCGTCTAATAGAAACTCTAAATTAAATGTGAGATTTTCTTCTGTACGATTATGCACAAAGAGCTGTAACTCTCTAAATCTCTTTTGAGATTCTAATAGATAGTCGTGCTGTCCTGAATCTATGAGCTGATAGTTCAGGTATGTCGCAGGATACTCATTTTCCCAAGACGCAGCTAGATTATCTGTAACGCCTGTTCTAGGTACACTGTACAACTTATAGAACTTCTCGTTGTTATTACCTGTCTGTTCAGGCACGAGTCCTACTAAATCTGTCTTCTTTGTGGCGTCTGCAGTATAAGGTACTAGAGCTGTTGCACATTCATATGTGTACGCTCTCCAGTATCTAATAACTGTGTTATATAGCAACTCTAGTGTTAAGTAACGTAGCTGGTCTTTGTACGCAACCTGTAGCATATATACATTATGCACGTCCTCATAATCTAGGTAGCAATACGCATCCACTATTTTTATTTCAGCATCTCTAAAGTCTATCTTTAAATCAGCCCCATACCTGCCGTATGTGCTGGAGAGTATGTCTCTAACACTCTTATTAAAGTCTTCAAAGAGTACGTCTAAACTCCTAGACACAGGAGCTAAAGTAAGCTCACCTGTAGAACTCTGGGTTTTAGGTACTACCATGAAATAGTTGTCAGCAGATTTGAAGTACACCATGTTCTTAACTACTTGTATGAATCTAATATCATAGTCAGATATATTAAGGTTACCCTGCACAAGCGTTTTAACCCAGCCAGCTTTATCTACGTTTTTAGTTAAACGCCAAAGCTGTGTTTCTGTAAAGACTAGCAGATCAGATAGATATGGAGTAACATACCTGATGTCCTCTTCAAAGATATCTGTATTATTAGGATATGGGAAAAACTCTGGCTCATTAAATGCACTGATGAAGAGGATGTTACGTCCCTTCTCTGGAGCATAACAAACTAAAGAGCCTGCCCAATAACTCATACCTTTGCATGTAGCTAGTGTGTAGTTCTCAAACTTCATACCTCTTGTAGAGTCCTCTGTATTACTAGAGAAGTTAAAGCTATGTTCTATACGCTGTGTAACAGGCACATCTCTAACTATCTCCGCCTGATTTACAGGAATGTATTTTTTATCTACAATACTGTAATACCATTTAGCAGAGCCTCCTGTATTATCAGGCTTCTGATATATTACAGAAGTCTTTCCTGGTAGAGCAGAGTTAGGCTCCTTATCTATAGTAGTGCAGAGGTACATATCTAGCTCTACAAATAGAGTTGTATGAGGTACTGCTACAGAATAAGTTAGTGGTTGTAGGTTTCCTGATGTAGGTACATCAAGCGTGCCTACCTTTACTATCTGGTAGTTGTCATTGTCTGCAGTACGAGTACGCCAGATGTAATAATACTTACCCGGAGCAGCTTCATAGAACGCTCTGAACTTAACATACTCATTAACTCTAGGGTCAAATTTAATTTGTCCTGTGTCTACATCATACGGAAGAACACCATTGAATATAAAACGATCAGTTCCAGGTATACGCTTATCAACAAATGAATATGGATTATCTAAAAGCATATTGTAACCATACATTGCTGCTTCTGCTGCGTTGAGTTTCCTAGGTTCTAGTTCTGTTATAGGACTGTCCGCTAACTCATCTGGATTTTTAATTATTGTAAATCCATGTGGAGCAGGGAGATAGTAGTCTCCGTGATAAGCTGTAGCACCTATAGGTGTGCTGAACGTAGAGCTGATGCAAGGGATATTATGTACAAAGTCCGAAACCCCTGCAATTACTGGCGTTGTGAGCTCTCGTTTATGTTCAACGCCACTGTGGTCTGTTCTAACATATAGTGTCTTTTGTCCGTCATATATGATAGAGTGCTCTGCATTTATAGACTTACTGTACTTTAGTACACTAGGTGTTGCGTTCTCACTAAAAGGAAGTAGCCCTGTGTTATTAAACAGTGCTTGCTCAAAATGTAACCCACGCCTAGGTATAAGCACCTTACGGTCATTAGACAAATCAAAATTAACTAACTGTCTGGATTGACCTTCGTCTATAGGAGCGTCACTATACTTCATTCCTCCTGTAAATACATTCTCAAGAGTATATGTCCTACGCCCTCTTTCATATGTTTTATACTGTCCTGTTCTTGCCATTAGAACCACCACCCTGTAAGTATAGGCTCTATCTCAAGCTCACTTAAATTCTCAAAGTTAGTGTCTACTGCTGCAATATGGTCTACTCTAAACTCAGCAGGAACCTCACGTACATAATCTCGTAGCATAACAAATAGTGCATCCTTATACTCTATACCATACTGGTTAGCAGTAGGGATACCTTCCTCGTCCTGAGTATAGAACTTATACGCAGCTCCTTTGATTACTACTTCTCTAATGTACTTATCAGGGAAATAGTCGTACTCAACGTCTGTATCTGTAGGGCTATCTACAACCTCACTAAATACAGGGAAGCACGCAGAGAGCTGGTCATTAATCTCATCCACCACAGCATCTAGAAATTGCTCTAACTTACTGTAAGGATACAGTTCATCACCAAGCAATCTATTAACTTGTAGTACTATTTTATTTACGTTCATATATAACTCCTTAAATAAAAAGAGGGACAACTTAATGTCCCTTCTTTAGCTGCGTTATACAAGCTCTAGTTCACCCGGAGTGCTTTCTACATTACCAGAAATATTACTCATAATATCTGTCTTGTAATCAAGCTGATCTGCGAGAACACGTCTGTTGTTAATCTCATCAGCAAATGTAGCAGGGACTCTCTGAAGAGAACCATCTACAGGGAACATGATTGTAATACCATTGATTGTAACAGGCATTACGTTTCCAAAGCGTCCTCTGTATGCTGGTGATAAATAAATATCTACCAGATCCTCTTCCATGTACTCTTTGTACACCTCTGCCTTCTGCTTCTGTGCATCAATCAGATTAGGTGCTGCTGCATCCTCCAGAGACTTCTTTGTGCTGTCTGCTTCTGCAAGTGCTTTAGCTACAGCGTCCTGAACTAGCTTATTTACTTCCTCTGCTGAAACCATAGCAGGCTCCTGATTGTCAGGAGCTTCTGCTGTGATTTCGGAGGTAACGACATCTTTCTTTGCCATTAGTTACTCCTCTCTATACTATAGTACATTTACCTGTGTTGGTACGCAGATGTAGTCTACTACAGCTTCGAGTCTTACGGTTCCAAAACCTACAGAGTTGATCTTGAATCCAATGGACTGTCTCTGGTCAATAGGATCCAGAACACCAGTAGAGCCTAGTGGCTTGGTGTAAACCTTGGTGTTTCCTTCGCCTGCAAGACCTGTTCTGATAAGAGCGTCCTTACCGAGCACAAGAATGTGCTGTGCCTTGAACTCTCTCCAGTCATTGTTACTGCCTCCAGTATACTTGGATGGGTCCCAAGTTACGTGGTCTGGAATCCAAGAAGCGTCCTGCTTCGTTCTAGCGTCCTTTACGTAACCTGTCTCCTTCTTGTACACAGCAGTGTTTGTGCTAGGAATAGAGTCGTACTGATATGCAGCTCCGTTCTTCCTAAATACACGTAGGTTGAGAACTCCGTTCTTCATGTACTCTCCTGATGTAGGAACAGCCATGGTCTCGTAAAACTCCATATCGAATAGAGGAACGAGCTTTGTATCAGAGTACATTGTAGCTGTAGTCTGATTAATCTTCATGTACTGCTCTACTGTAGGATCTGAGATCATATCGAAGTAGAACTCTGGAGAGCCAATAACATGGAATCTTCCATTTGTTCTTGGCTTTACGAGTGCCTTCTTCATCTGAAGTACAATCATACGCAGGTCAGTGAGGTTAGGAACAGATGCTACTGTTAGTGCCTCGAAGTCCTTTGCTGCCTTTGCGTACTGCTTCTGTGCTGTTGCAAGAAGAGTTTCTCTAGCAAGCATATCAAGAGTCTCGATAGCTACGATAGCGTACTGTCTAGTGTAGTGTGCAACCACAGGGTCTACTACAGCGAAATTAACTTTATCGGTAAACTCCCACATTTACCACTTGTATTGTGGACTGTACCTTACTCCGTGGAGTGTATAGCATGCAGTCTCTGCAACTTATTCAGAGTATCTTATTTTAAATCCGTGGATATAGTGTCTTCTCTTTTTTAGGTAGTGCCTAATGGTATTAGCAGGTGTTCCACATTGTTCCGAGATATACTGTGCTGCTTCTGTAAAGCTAGGGTAAAGGTTATCATTTACATAAACTTTATTGCCTAATCTCTCCTGATTAGCTCTCCTCATGTTTGTAGTATCAGATTTAACACAGTTCTTTTTGTGTGTGACGTAACGGAGATTACCGTAGTGGTTGTTTGCTCTGTTACGATCTATGTGGTCTACCTCTTTACCCTCTGGGCATTTACCTAACCAACACTCTGCTACAAGCTGATGTACTTTTCTAATCTTGTTTGTTTTGCCTATGTGTATATTAGCACAGACATAACCGTCTTTATCAAAGTGCATCCTCACTTGCTTTTTGGATTTAACGTTTCTTAATATTCTTCCATCACCTGTAATTTCATATAGAAACTTTGTTGATGGAATTACTCTGAACTTCGCCTCATGATTTGTACCCATCCCATGAAACCTCCTTAAATATTTTTTACTTACGTTCCACCGGAGTAGAACTGTTTAAGAAAGCCCTCTATTGAGGTCGGCTATAACTTTAACGCTTTTGCGTTTTGATACACAGAGTTTATGCTACTCGGATGTATCTACCGTACTGCTTTGCAGTAAGTTCGTATTTCTCTACCGAACCCTTATCAGAAACAGGAGGAACTCCTTCCTGAAGTGGTGTGGTGTGAGCCTGAAGTGGTGCCCATCTGCGTAGTGTTAGCTTGTCTGCCTTTTCCTGAATAGGTGTCTCATCTGCGTATCTATAGTATACGTAGTTGTCAGCATCCATCTGGATAGTGTCAAGCACCTGCTTCGAGTAGAAGATTTCAGGGTTGGTCAGATTTGTCTGTCCGTTCGCAAGGTCAATCATTCGGTTAAGGTTAGCCTGTGAATTGCTTGCGTTCAAGTATAGTGCTCCGTTTGCCATAATACTTTCTCCTTATTAAATTATAGTGTTAAGTTATTTAGTGCTCTCTCGAAATCCTTTACGCTATTTATTTCAGCTCCGTTTTCTGGAGCTTTGCTTGTAGAGTTGTTAGGAGTACTAGCCTGCGTTGCAGCCTTATCCCTACGCTCTAACTCTGCATTAACTTTAGCTTCAACCTGTGCTGCAACAACCTTATCAAAGTTACGCTTAACGTACTCTGTTGCTAGGTCTACAGCTTGGTGCATAGGATCAATTCCGTCCTGTGCTAGATTTGAGAGAAACTCTGTTAGTTCTTCCTGCGAAGCACCGTACTGCTGCTTAATAGCAAGAAGACCATTTCTAGCTTCAGCGTGATATCTCTCTGCTTCACGTTCCTTGTTCTGATTCTCCAGATAGTTAAGTCTCTCTAGAAACTCTGTAGGAATGTTTGTCTGCTTTGACTGAGCCTCTAGTATAGCCTGATTCATGGCTGTCTTTAGCTCGTCCGCTGACATCTGTGCAGGATCTAATCCAATAACTGAAGCAATGCTGTTTACAATACCTGTGAGTTCTTTGTTCTTAACACGCATAGAAGCAAATGCTTTGTTTGCGTCTTTAGGATCATCTCCAAGTAGTGCATCAACATCAGGGTCATCTCCAGATGTATTCTGTGGTTCAGGTTCCTGTCCTTCTGTAGAACCTTCAGGTTCCTGTGGTTCTGCAGGAGCTGGTTCCTGTCCGCTAGGTGCTGGATCACCTTCTGGGGGTGCAGTTGAGCCAAGGGAATCTACGAAAGCCTGCTCTTCTGCGGATAGTGTCTGGTTGTTATCTTCCATCTGTTGTATATACTCCTTTCGCTACAACGATTACGTGGAGAGCAAATAACCTACTCACTAATTTAAGGCTAGTGGAAACCAATATACTTGCTGCAATAATGATATAAAAAAAGTAGCCTAGTGTCAACTAGACTACTTGTAAGGAAGATAAAATAGTTAATCACAACTATCCTATATCTCAACCCCTCCAGTTAAATTATCTGGAGAGAGTGAGGTCTGTGGTGTTAGTGCAGTGTTCTCCTCTAGTGGTGTTGGCTGTCCCTGCTTCCTATTCATAACTCCTTGTGCAGTCTGAAGTAGTGCATCTTCAGGAGCCATACCCTGATCAATCATTTCTCCGTACTCATAGATACTCTGTGCTGTTTCTTCTAGGATAGAAGTTTCTCTCTGAATACCCATACGCTCTAGGAGTTGTTCTTTGTAAGGTACGTCCTGATACATCAGCCACTCTTCTGCAGTGATTAGATCTACCTGCATATTAGCTTCCTGATACTGCATCTGTTTTTCCATAAGCGTATTAGCCCATGCCATAACTCTCTGCTTATTCTTTGGAAGCTCTGAACTAATCTGAATGTTATAGTTCAGTGCAACAGAATCTGGAATCTCTGGGAAGTCTATAGTTAACTCTACATACTCGTTAGTTCCTTTTTCTTTTGTAATATAAGTCCTAGCTGGTGAGAACTCAATCATATTACGCAGAACCAAATCAGTTAGCTGTTTAGCATAACGCTCAAACAACATAATCTTCGGAGTGTCTACGAGCGTAACTCTGTTGAGCATCTCCTCGGTTCCGCCTGTAGTAATGATACTTCCAGTATCTCTACCTGTGTATCTACCGTCAACTCCTGAAACGTCCTGAATGTCTTTAGCTAGATTCATGAGTTCCTTATCAAGAGTGTTAGATACAGTAGGGAACTGGTGGTAGTGTACAGCTTTAGAAGCATCTCCATTTACAATAAATGTTCTGTCTGCTTCATCTCCGTGTTTAGCAAATGCCTGAACGTTAAGTCCTGACTGTGTACTTACGAATTTAGGAGGTCTCTGGTTCTTATACTCCGCAGTAAGTGCTACAGAGTTAAGCGTGTTATAAGCTACAGAGTTTGCAAATATCTTTGCTGGCTCTGATGTACCTATAAGACCTGCGCTAGGTAAGTTGCAGTAAAGAATTGCAAATGGGAATTTACTTGGTCTAATGTTCTCCTTCTTATGCAGAAGATACTCATTATCTAAAATGTGGTACTCATTAATCTTACCGTCATCCTGCTTAACCCAGTAAATAAGTAGTGCGTGGTGATTCTCTCCGCCAGTCTTAACTGGTCCTGAAATGTACTCAGGTTTGCTAAAGGTTGTTGCTACATCATCCTTACCTGCGTACTTATTAAACGCTTCCTTATATAGCGGGTGTGCTTTAAAGTAATACTTGTCATACACCTCAACAATAGCACACCACTTCGCAGAGTCTAAATCAGTTGCGTAAGGGTCTCGTCTAAAGTTGATTGGGTCAATGTTCTTAAAGGCAACTTTACCTTTACGCTTGCCTTCTCTAAAACTGTCGTCCCAACCTACCTGTGTAATTCCCATGTTGGTTAGTGCTGCACGCTCTCCTGCTAGGAACTGATAGTACCCTACGCTGTCAGTATCCCAGATGTGCTCTAGTGCTACATTAATGTGCGTAATAGCTTCCTTATCTAGTTCAGATGTAAAGGTCAGCTCTGCACTCTTTGTCGTAGTGTACAGTGACGCTAGGATATTATTCTTAATGTAGCTAACCCAGTTAGAGTCCGGAAGCACCTGAAAGTTTGGGAACCTTGCTTTAAGTGCTCTCCACATATCTCCGTTGTCAGTTGCGTCTAAAAGCTGAATCTTCTTAATAGCTCTGCTGTATAGCGGTGCACATCTTTCCCAGTACCCTCTACACTCTCTCACTACTTTGTTGTCAGCTTCACGCTCTTCACGCTTCTTATCTTCTGCTTTGCTCATGCTCATCTCCTAACATAATGTCATTAATAGCTTCAATAAGTCCCTCAAACTCTGGCTTATCCTCATTGAGCTTATCGTTAGCTTCTTCTGTTTCAGGTGCAACCTCATTTATAGGTTCTAATGTACATATCTTTTGAGGTCGCATCTGTGCTTCCTCTGATGTCTTGGTTACTCTGTCCAGTATGTGACATGTCCTAGCCAAGTGTAAACTAACAGTAGCTAACATAACAAGCCCTACCAATAAGCACATAGCAATGATAATTAATATAATAGTGTCTGCATAAACCATAGTTCCTCCTTATTAGCTGGCGTTAATACCACTCCGTTATTTCGAACGGTGTTTCCTTTACAAGAGTATTATACTCTAAATCCTCGTCATCTGTAAGTGCGTAAAAAGCAACCTTATCTTCGTCACTCGCACTTGCGGTGTCAAGCCTGTTTCCTGTTTTAGCGTACACTCCGTTTATTAAATTCTGGGGGTCGCTAGGTAGCTCCATAGTAATCCACTCCAATGCGTTAATGGCGTGGTTGTTTTTATCTATAGGCTTGTTGGTAAATCCGAACTCTGCTCCTGCGTCCTTCTGGAATCTGTATTTAGATAACTCCTCTCGTAGGTCTACACAAGAGTTAAATATCTCCAGCTTCCCAGATTCTATGTAAGTGTTAAGCCTAAACATTCTAGCCTCAACATTTACTGTTCCTGGCTGAAATGCTATTCCGTAATCTAGGAAGTGGTCTGCTAAAGACTTCTTCTCATAATCTCGTTTAGGTCCAGACTTCGGGTCAATGATAGGCGGGATCCACATTCCTCCCATAGGTATGTCTCTACACTCGTGGTGGAAAAGCATAGCTAGTTCCTCTACGTTCTTGTCATTAATCCTAACCTCTTTGTAGATAACTGCTTTGTTGTGTTCCATATCTACAGCACAGAATAAGAAAACAGATGGGTCTACAAGTCCGTAGTCAAACGCTATAACTCTTTTCCACTGCGGTGGAATGTCATAATCATCTACAAAACACTTTGCGTAGTTTGGATATACAAGCCCCTCTGCGTACAGAAAGCTCCCGTATATAAATCTATTAACCCACCATAACGGTTTGTTCTTTGTGTTCTGCTCTATAAAGTCTGCCGGAAGAAACTCGTTAGCTGATGTCGCAGTTATGTGCGTAGAAATCATAGGGTCTTTCCTAGACTCCTCTATATGAATCTCATCTAGAACATCCCCGTGCTTATATATCTCCTCGGAGTTTAAAAGCACCTCATCTCTAATCCATCCTGCGTCCGGGTTGCTCTCAATAATCCCTTCCAGCCACTCCTGCTCTATAACAGGAATCTTTGCTCCGTTCTTGGCTTTTCTAAATAGTAGTGCTCCGTCCTCGTCCTTCTTCTGAAGCATGGCTGCCTTATTTCTAAGTCGTGTCTTTAGCTGAGTGAAACTAGCTTGCTTAACTTCAGACGCCTCCAGAATTACAAACAAATCTACATTATAAGAACGCAGTTTATCCGGGTCGTCAAAAGGTCTAAATAGAAGTCTATACCCGTTCTTAAACTCGTAGTAGTTCTTCTGAGTACTAACCTTGGCTATAAACGCTTTAGGTATGTCTGCTTCTATCTCCCTTTTAATGGTCTGCTCGTACTGTGAGCTTACGTTAGCTCCAATAACCCCAGTCCCATTCGGAGTTAAAAAGATGTGTTTATAAATCTCCTGTCTGGAGGTTAAAGTTTTTCCACTACCGTCAATGTTGTTACCCTATAGGCTTTTTATCCTATAGTTCTATATGTCCCCATATAGTTCAGCATATATTTTCTGTATGTAGTTCCCAGAAATAACCACCAGCACTTTTACGTACTCCTCGTACAGTTGCGGAAATGCCAGTCCAACCTACTCCTGTTTGTCGCTCTGCTTCTTTCATACTTCTAAACACAGCTAGTGTAGCACCTGTTTGTTTATCAACTTGTCTTACAGCTTTCTCTCCTTGTGTCTTCTGTAAGCCCAGTTGCCTGGCGTGTCTGATATTTTCAGAAGCAGTTACCCATTCCAGATTGCTTATGTGATTATTCTTTTTATTCCCGTCCTTGTGGTTAATTTGAGGCTTATTATCTGGATTAGGAAGGTGTGCCTCAGCAACAGCTCTGTGTATCTTTTTAGTAACAACCTTATCCTTATTACGTAGTTTACATACTTCATACCCGTCTGAATCTGTAGAATGGCTCATAATGTGTTCTTTATAACCATTCCCATTTCTAGGGGTACTTACTATTACACCTTCTTCATTTACCTGATAAAGTCCTTCAAATCCTTTGACATCCTTAAACATAACTGTCTCCTTTTTATTTTAAGTGTAACAATTGTGTCTTGTGGTGTCAAGCTACATAACAGTTCGGCACTCGTGGGCGGGTTATATTCTCTAATTGAGGTTCACCACCTATGCGTTACGGTGCTAACACTTGTTAAGGTGCTAGTTACCTCGGTATTAACTGTTCTAGTCTTCTACCGATTTTGCCGAATTTACCGAGGGCTACGGATTTTCTACCCTCCAAAGTTAGCTTTAAACCTGTGCCCGTCCTCATGGAACTCAAACTGGTGTGCCTGAGGCATATACGTATTCAGATACGTATTGCACTTCGGGTTACTACACTCTTTCCAAAATTCAGACGGACCTTCGTTCATTGCTAAAGTAGTTTGCCAAGGAGCTCCGCAGCGAGGACACGTTTGCATCCTCTCTGCTAATAGATCTACCTCGTCTAAACCTAAATCTTCCTCTGCAAGGAAGTGGTCAATGTCTTTAAGCATCTTCTTCCTCTACCATTTCTACAGGTGCCTTTGGAAATTCTACAGGTGTAGCCTTATCTTCCTCCGAAAGCTGGTCGTAGGCTTCCTGAATCAGCTCATTTTCCGCTCTTACGATAGCTTCTGCAGTTAGATTCTCCGTAAACTCTTTAGATGGTGGTAGAATCTCGTCCAGGATCCTAGCAAATGCGTAGTTGAAGCGGTCATATACGCCCTCTTTTAGGCACTGAACTCCTTCTGCATCCATTCCATCCTGTTCTGCTGCAGCAAATAGGCTGTTAGCCTGACCTAATACTGCAGTTAGAAGCATGGTGATCCCATCCTCGAAGTTAATATCGCCTTCTGGCTGGAAATCTAGCTGTCCGTTTGTTTCTGTAATTGTGATTTTCATAATATACCTCCTTAATATGTGGGTATTATAACACGTTTTTAGGGTGAGGGGGAGGTTGTTATAAGGATAGGAGGGTGTGATTTTTAAATTTTAAAACTTTGTGTGTGATTACTAGAAACACACAAACATAAAGGTAACTACATACATATATAAATATAACCTTATATATAGATTTTTAAACCCGACCCCCGTGCTTATTGTCGCCGCCACATATTACGCAAGCTCCATACGTGAGCTAGATTATATTTTATTTTATTAGCCAGATAGGAGGTAAATATCATGGCAAACGTTAAAACAGTTAAGCACGTTAATTCTAATGAGATGGCAAAGGAGGCACCTATGACTAATAAGCCACAGACACAGCACGTTAATTCTATGGAGAGTTTCTTCAAACTCTATGGAGACATCAAAATAGATGTTTCAATGACGGAGCTACTGGAGCCAGAAGCAGAGTTTCTAGCTCTCAAACTACAGTACAAAGCTGTAGAGTTCGTTAACACAGATAAGGTTAGAGGTCTCAAGTTCAGACTTGAGGCTAAAAACCTCATAACAGATGAACACTACAATGAGGTAGTGTTCTTCACAAAGTTACCAGAGGATGTGCGTAAGCACTTACCTCTGATGTTAAAAGGTCTATTAGACCAACTCAGGGTGAGTTCCCTAGAGCAGTTATATCACAAAGGAAGTGATAAAACTGCAATAGCCTTGCTAACTCATGAGGTTAGTAAGGAAGGTAAAGAATACACAAAAGTAGACTTTACCAGACAGGCTAGGGCAGATGCTTTAATAGCTAGAGATAATGTTTTAGTAAATAAATAAGATGTTATTTTTAAAGTTATATTTAAAGTTAAAGTTAAAAAAGGAGAATTAAAATGAATATTATTTTAAATATAAATAGTAATGCACGTTATTTCCACAACGATAGAGACGCCGTTTATATCTGCATCTATGATAACAGAGTAGGAGTTGTGTCCTACATGCAGGAGGAAGACTTTGATTATCTAAACGTAATAAGTTTAGATGCTACAGAGTCATTCTGGATGGATCTAGACGAAAACATCATCATAGTGCCACATGGCATCATAGATGAATACGAGATGCGTGTACTGGACAACAGCATAATAGAGCGTAAAGCTCTATATTGGCTGGGTCTAAAAAAGGACAATAGCCGTAACACACAGCACATAGTACGCCTACTTGAAGAAGGCTGCACTATGGAGGAAGCAACTGCTAGTCTCAACAGGTTAAATAGAAAGGAAGCTATAGTCAAAGTTGATCCAGAAAGCCTAGCTTTAGAGAACAAAGCTAGAAGCCTGCTAGATGCGTTAGCAGAGCGTAAAGCTCACGCTAAAGCTAAAGACAAAAGAATAGCTAGAATACGTAAGGGTAAGAGACAGCTTAAGTCTCCTACTTATGACAACTTCAGAGTACGCACAGTAGGCAGACTACACCTGTCCAACCGAGAAAAGTATGCTCTCGAAGAATACTCCAAGTTTAACTACAAGGCTTGGCAGTTAGTACTTGGGATTGATGACTACGAGGAAAAAGCATATACACAGGAATTGATAGAAGCTCTCCGTAAAGAGAGCTACTATCGTAGGATATGCAGACAGGCAGAGAGTCTGCGTAGAAGAGATAAGATGCTCGGCACCAACAGAGAAGCACAGCTCTGGGCTGAGTATAACAAGCCTTATGACAAACTAAAGGCAGAAGACGATGCCAACAAGAGCTTAGGTAAGAAAACACCAGCTACATATATGGTAGAAGGTGTGCTCTATCATAGAGAAGATTTAGAAGCACTATATACATACTTCAGAGATATGTTACAGTCTCTAGACTGGGCTGGAGAAAAACAGCTCCGTAAAGTGCCAACAAAGAACCTGGCAGAGTGGGGTCACGCAGTGCTAACAATCCTCAACAACGAGGAACTGTTAGAACTGTACACAGAGACTATGCCTGAAACCAAAGGCGGTAAGGCAGTGTATGGAGTTTGCCCTGATTGTGGTGAGCTAATGCTCCTAGATGAGGGTAGAGACAACTATTGCCCAGGCTGCGACAAGTTAGTCCTGGAGAATCAGCTAATACCTGAATACTCCAGAAAAGCAGCTAGGAAAGCGGCTGAAATAGACAGCTATGGATACACCAACTACAAGAACGAGTGGGTGGATCTAGGAGCTGACATATCATATGAGAATCTATTTAGAGATACTTATGATGATGAAGCGGATAACTTCGATAGTGCAGATGACCTCTTGGATAGTCTAGCATTAGATGAGGACGTGGAGCTATAAGCTCTACGTTCCTCTAGTGTGTGTGTATTCAATAGAAGAAGATTGTATCGCTATACCTCTACACAACACACGAGATAGGTTAACGTCCCACCACCTCCCCACCAGCTATAGCACTCGACAGATTAAGTACTAAGCACCTAGAGCCTTATACACTCTAACTGACCTATACTCACCCCTCGAACTCCCCGTGTGGGCTAAAGTAACTTTTGTATACAATCCCACTGTGGCGTATGTTGTTATGTACCTCTAACTCACCGTATGAATCTATGAATACCTGTGAGTTTATTAAAAATTAAAAATTGGTTGAGAGCTTCGTGCTCACCAGGATACCCCCCCCACACCCTTACTCATCAAAAAAAAAATCAGTGTAACATATTTGCTACACTAATTTTACCGAAATAATCACCTACCCTCCGGTGTATATATATCATAAAATATATATATAATGATATATATATACACCTTCCTACTATATATTATAAAGATACGAGGAGTCAATGTGTGAAGATTATGTGAAGAATAGATGATATTAAATATCACATAAAATGGGTTTTGTGTAGAAACAGTGAATTAGTGTACTATATATGCTACACTGATTTTAAAATCCTATATAGAACATGTAGGGGGGTCACCTCATTTTAGGTTGAAAAAGTCATATTATTCGTAAACAAATCTTCACACAGTTTTCACACAATTTAGCGAAAACGCAAAAACATACAATTAAATTGTGCACAATTTCTAGCACTAAAATTTTAATCAAATATTAATTTTAATAATAAAAATCCCCTACTGCATGAGTGTAAACAATCAGGTTTACAAATATATTTATAATAAAGGAGAAATAAAATGAATACAGTAGCAACGTACAACGAATTTTTTAATTATATCAAAGAGCGTAACCAAAACGCTCTAGACTGGACAGGAATAGATGTAATCTACCTGTCTGTTAGCAACAGATACCTGGACTGCCCTACAGCGGCTCAGGTGCTTGTAAACGGTGAGGTGGCGTTCACCGTGCCAGCAGCCAAATGGGATCAGCCTATGGAGGCACATAACCTGTGCACATTAGCTCACGTAGCTTTCACAAGAGGCTATGAGCTAGGGTATAGTAAAGCCCAAATGGAAGAGAGTGCTGAATAAGTGCTCTCTTTTATTTTATATTTTAATTCTTTTTTTTAAGTCCCATACGGGGCATATAAGTTATTTCAGCCATAGAACAAACAATAGGAGGTAAGTCATGGCTAATATTCAGAAAATGCAGGGAACTGCAAAGAAATCCGCTAACACTTTTAATGAATTTAACACACCTGCAACTGGTGGTAGCTTTGCGGAGTTTACAACTCCAGTAGAGCTATCGCAGAATGAACTCTGTGCTGACACAGACCTTGTATACTTAAAAGGAGTGTGCACAGGATTCAGCATGTTTACATCTAGAGTAACCGGCAGGGACATAGTCCTACTGCACTTCGTTGACGGTGTGAACCTCAATAGTAAGGAGCCTGTAGGAGCATTTAGCCTTATGCAGGTAGTTCCAGAGAGCCGCCAGCAATTAGTACAGTTCCTATCGCCTATTATTAGGCAGATGGGATGCAAGACTGTCCCAGAGGCTGCTAAAGGCTCGAATAATCAGATTTACGTTCGTTTGGAGCGTAATGAACAGAATCCAGAGTTCGTTAACTGGAAAGCCACTTCGGAGGTTATTTCAGAGTGCCAGATTTTGGAGAATAAGTAGGGAATTATCCCTACTTTTTTTTTATTGAAAGGAGTTTAATATGAACGAAATTACTATGGATATGACTGTAAGTCCAGAGACAATTCTGGACGGAGCAGAAGAGAGCTACCCTGATGCCCTAAAGCAGATACAGGAAATGGGCGTAAGCCCAGAAGACGCACCAAGGGTGCTGTACGCTATAGGATTCTGTAGGGCATCAGAGCTGATGTACCAGTCTATACAGGAAGGTATAGCAGAGCTACTAACCAGTATACGGGAGTCTATCGAAAAAGAGGAGGACTTCTCTGTAGAGTATACTGCTAAAAAGGGTATCTTTACAGCAAAAAACCTAGAAGAGTTAAAGGAGCAAAGTAATGTCCCTAAAAATCTTAATTAAATTAGGGCTACTAGCTACCTTTACTGTGCTATTCTTTAGCACAAACGTCTGGCAGGAGACCGTAATTAGCGTGGTGGGTGTACTCGTTACACTCACCTCTCTAATTAGAGATAAGGTAGACAAAGAGATACTGTCTGATATAGCCATAACACTAACTTACATTACGGTTTTAATATTAGTAGTGTTAACCAAGGACGTACATGCTAAAATAATGTATGTATCACTTTGGGTGATTTACACCCAGCTACTAAACATAAAGGAGGACAACTAATGAAAGTTAATATGAAAGTCGTAGACCCAAAGTACACACCGGAGTATGCCACAGAAGGAGCTGCAGGCATGGACTTAAAAGCTAGGCTAGAGGAACCTATAACGCTCTTGCCACGGCAGAGGATGCTTATTCCAACAGGAGTGTTCCTTGAGCTACCTATAGGTTATGAGGCACAGATTAGAGCCCGTTCAGGATTAGCTTCTAAACACGGTATTACGCTAGTAAGTGGCATAGGCACTATTGACTCAGACTACAGAGGTGAACTGCACGTACCTCTGATTAACCAGAGTGAGCACGCCATGAAAATCAAAGACGGAGATAGGATTGCACAGATGGTAGTGACAGAATACACACACATTACACCTAATATTGTGCATGAACTATCAGAAACCACTAGAGGAAGTGGTGGTTTCGGACATACAGGAGTTTAAGGAGGTTATCATGTTACCTAAAACTTGGGATTTAGCTACACCACGCCAAAGATATTACATCAGAAAAACAGAAATTAAATATGACGTTGTGTGTGCTTGTCTAAATAAAAGTGCTATAGTTCGCTGGATTGCCAAGTACAAAGAGCTAGACGCTTTAGAAGAAACAGCATCCCATACGGAGGGCGTTGTAACCAGCGGTAGTACAACACCTATTAATCCTACATTCTAGGAGGTGAACAAAATGAGAGCAGTAACACACGCACTCATTAAGTCAGAAATGGAATGGTTTAAACACAGCACAGACTGGACTAATGACCCTATGGAAATTTACAACTCAGCTTTAACAGACTGTCAAATGAAATTAGATTGGTTTTATTCAGAACACGAGGATTGTCCAGTAACTGAAGAAGAGTACAAAGAACTTTATGAACTCTTTAGTGAACTATTCCAGAGAAGACCTGATAGAAACACAAGAAACAAAGAAAAGTATGAACCATATAACCTAGGTATAGAACACGCTATTGAAGCATTGTATAGGTTTATGGAAAAAGAAATTTATTAATGTCCCATACGGGGAGCGTGAGGTAAGACGCACAAAATAACAATAGGTAACTTAACTAACACTTACCTCACATTACCGTTTATTTTATAGTCTTCACAAGGAGGTAAATTATGAAGATTAGAACACTAAAACACCTAGCCGTTATCACCCTAGATAGGTACGATCCAAAACACGTACTAGAAGTTGCAAAGAATAACAAAGATGCAACAGTACTTAAAGACGAAGACGGTAATGAGATTTTCCGTGTAAATTTTGTAGAAGGTAACTACTACAACACGGAAGACCTCAATCTAGGAGTAACAATCTCTGCACGTAAGGACGCTACAGACATTACGATTGCATTTGCTAAACCACTAGAGAAGAGGGACATGGCAAAAGCAATTGCACCTATGCTACCAAAGCTAAACGCTGTTCTAGCCAAGTTCGGAGAAGCAGTTGTTAAGTATGACGCAGCAGTAGATGCAACTCTCGCAATGTTTGAAGACAACGAGGAAGTTGTAGCAGAGGAAGCGAATGAGGAGGCATAAGCCTCTTCATTTTTATTATTGATGAAAGGAAATAATATCATGAAAAATTTATTTATAGCAGACAATCACACTAGAAAGACTATAGTTATTGATCCAGAAACAACAACAGTAGCGGAGGCTTTCGCAGATAACAACATGGACCCTAATGTAGGTCTTCCGTTTCTAAACGGAGTAGCAGTACCTGCATCTGCTCTTGATAAAACTATTAAGGAGCTTGCGGGTGATGCTGAAGAATATCGCCTGACAAAGACTGTAAAGTCTGACGGTAATTTTTAGAATAGGGGAGCAATCCCCTATTTTTTTTTAGGAGGATATTATGGCAAATTATAAAAATTTTAATGAGTTCATAAATAACACAGACTACATTGTAACAGAATTTTTACCAACACTTATATGCAACTGTAGCCAAGAACCGTATATAGGTGTATCTAACAACTCAACAGCAGGCGTAGGTATAGTACAAAATACAACACACTCATTTATAAAACAGATGTTACACTTACTAACAACAACTGCACAAAACTACACATTATCAATAGACACTTCATATAACAAATCTATTGCGGCTGTAGAACAAGACCTAAGCTACGAGGCAGTTACAAAAACAAATAGAGATAGTTTTGTACTGAGTATAGTAGATAAAGACCGCTTACCTGTAATAAAAAGGACAATAACACTAATAAATAGTGATAACTATACAAAGTTTAAAACAAACTTATACATAGAGGATGATACTGCAAAAGCATTAGCACAATCTTTATACAACGCAAATGTTTATGCAGTAAGATTAAACCCTAATATAGAAATTTACGGAGAGAAAATAAATAAACTTCTGATCTTTGTAGAAACAATACCAGCTCAACTAAATAATTTAGCTAATCTATTACAACTACTGTTGTATTACGCACATAACGCACCAGACACAGTAAAAACGTATGTACTAGATTTATTTACAGAGCTTTGTAATGCAGAAAATATCAACGAGAAACTTGAGGAACTATTTAACAGATGTAAAAACAACAAGTTCTTTCTAAAAGAAAGTTGTGTACGTGCGTGGCGTAGAAATCAAACAGACTTACGAGTACAAATAAATGACCAAAAACTTAAAGTAAAAAACCTAGAAGAAAGTATAGAGGAATATAAGGAAGGAATCAAAAACTTTGAAGAAAGTATAAAAATCAAAGAACAAAAAATAGAAGAATTAACACAAGAGTTAAATACACTCATAGAGGAGGGACCTAATTACAGCACCATACAAGAGTTAGAAGATAATACTAAAAACGCACAGGCATACATAGAAAAATATTTTCCAAACATAGAGATGCAGGTGGACTTTGGAAAACAAGAGATACACCTTAACAACTTAACTACGTTAGAACACTGGGATGTAAACAAAGTAGATAGTTGTTTACAAAGAGTAGCAAAACAAGACACATCTGAAAGAGGCATAGCAATTCTATGGCACACTCTAACCCAAGGGAAGTATTTAATACCTACGTATACTGAGTGTACATTAAATCTTTTAAACAATAACGCAAGCAAAAAAGAATATGCAACATATAAAGACGATTATATGCCTCAGCCACATCTAATGCAATTTAACTGTTGGGGGTCACACGAACAAGCAATAGCTGACTTCTTAAAAAACAGAGATATAGAAGGAGCTATCGTGCAGATAAACTACGCATGTAAACAGCTTAATTTAAGTGACAACTATGTTATAAGCACTATGACACGAATACTACAAGGGTATGACTACATGCTTTATAACACAGAAACAGAACAGTACGTAAGCATACCAGACGCACTTCCTGAAATCATAGAAGAATTTGAAAAAACAGATCTTCATGCAAAATACTATAAACATTAGGAGGAACACATGATACCAATTATCCCACCAAACCAAAAGAAACCTGTAGTGTATTTTACAGAAAAAGCCTATACAAAAATGTGGGCACTAGTAGACCTTAACCCTAAAGAAATAGGATGGCACGGAACGGTAAACCGTAAAGATAATATCTTTATAATCACAGACATTCTAGTATACCCCCAGACTGTAACAGCAACATCAATAGTTGCTGACGCTAAAGAGTTTAACAAATGGTTAGAAAAATACATGCTTGATCCAAAAGATAACACATTTGATAAAATGCGTATGCACGGACACTCGCATGTAAACATGGGAACTACACCTAGCACTACTGACCGTAAACTGCAAGAAGACCATCTAAAACAATTAAAAGGAGATGACTTCTATATCTTTTTAATTGTAAATAAGAAAAGAGAAATCTGGGCAACAATCTATGACCTAAAGACAAACATACAATATGAAACAGCAGACATAGAAATAATGTTACCTAACTCAAACGCAGTTAAGTGGGCTAAAAAAGAAAGCAAAGAAAAGCTACAGAAACCAAAGCCAACACCACAACAAGCACTATGGGGCAAACCTATAAGAAAAACCCCTTACGCTATAGATGACTGGGATGACATTTTAGAAAATGAGATGTACTCAGGCTATCCAGAAGGAGATGAACGTAATCACTATTTTAATAGGAGGAACAAATAATGATTAACCTAAACAAAAGCAAAGATTATTTTGACCCAAAGAAACTAGGTAAAACAGAAGTACACATTGTAGGCTGTGGAGCTACTGGTTCATTTCTAGCAGATATGTTAGTACGATCTGGAATAGATAAGATTACGCTGTGGGATTTTGATATAATAGAATCACACAATGTAGTAAATCAGCTTTATGACAATACAGAAGTAGGTATGTTAAAAACAGATGCACTTGAAGCACGCCTACTTAAAATTAATGACTCTTGTAGAATTGTAAAGAAAGGAAAGTGTGCACCAACAGACAGACTATCAGGTTATGTATTTCTAGCTGTAGATAATATTGACACCAGACGAGACATCACCACTATAGCTACAAAGAACAAGCAGATAAAAGCAATGTTTGATATTAGACTAGGATTAGAAGACGGAACTATCCTAGCTGCAGATTGGAAAAATGAAAAGGACAGAGAACAGTTACTAGCATCTATGTGTTTCACTCATGAAGAAGCAAAAGAGGAAACACCAACAAGTGCCTGCGGAATGACATTATCAGTGTCCCCTACGGTGCACGTGTTAGCGAGCTTGCAAGTAGCCAACTTTATAAACTTTATAAACACAGCCAAACTAAAAAAGTTTGCAACAATTAATATCTTTGATATGTTTTTAGACTCGTTCTAAACAAATTAATATCCATTAGTAATATTTACACCACACAATAGTGTAAAGCATTACGCAAAACGCTAATGTAACAAAAGGTCAGAGAAGAATAGAAAGCTGCCACAAAAGCCTCCGGTGATCAGAAAGAGACTCAACCACTGGAAATCGGGTAAAAGACGTCAGTAAAAAGTAATCCGTTGAAAAATCAACTACCTGTTGTAACACCAAGTGACGTAACTTACTAACAAATCGCATCCATCTACGTCTTCTCAGCGTCTCGATTCTATATCTGTAATGGAGGAAAACAAAATGTTATTAACACTAGACAGAAAACAAATCAATTACCCTAACGTAAGTATTCAAAAGATACTACAGAATAAACCAATACCACCACCTAGCGAGATAAGGGAATATACTACAATTCAAATTCCAGATGATTATAGATATTCTAAAACAGCAAACGCACTTGAAACTCTAAACAACATCTTACAAAATTGGGAAAATATAAAACCAGAAGGAGAGCTTTACACTTCTTTTAAAATCCCAAAGCGTTCAGGAGGACTGCGTAAAATAGACGCACCTGTCGCAGAGTTAAAATGCACACAGTCACAACTAGCGGAGTGGTTGCAATTCAAAGCAAGTGGCAGAGCTCATGACGCAGCTTATGCTTACGTAAAAGGAAGGAGTCATATAAAAAGTCTACAGAGACATCAGGCAAACAAATCAAACTGGTTCTTGAAGATTGATTTTAAAAACTTCTTCCCATCCCACAATAAAGCGTATATACTAAACATGCTGGAGCAGGTGTACCCTGTAGGAGTACTCATCAGAACAGACAGAGACGCCATCTCTAAAATGCTAGACATTTGCCTCCTAAATGACTCTCTACCGCAGGGAACACCTATCAGTCCAGCACTTACAAATCTTTGCACGGTACCTATAGACTATGACATAACAAACTTATGCGTAGAACTAGGTAAGAAGTATGGAACATTCTTCACATACACAAGATACGCTGATGATATTATCATTAGTGCAAGAAAGAGTTTTAAATGGAGTGACGTAATCAAAGAGATAAACAATATCTTAAAGAAACACAACGCCCCGTTCAAAATAAACAAAGAGAAAACAAGATATGGTTCTAGAGCAGGAAGAAACTGGAATGTTGGACTCATGCTCAATAAAGATAATCAGATCACACTAGGACATCATAACAACAAAGCGTTAAAAACAAGAATAAACAATTTCTGTTATGAGAACCTAGTAGAAGGAGCCACTTGGACAAAACCTGAAGTTCAAGAGTTCCAAGGTTACCTAGCTTATGCCAAAGCAGTAGAACCAGATTACATAGCATATCTATTAAATAAATACTCTGAAAAATATAACACAAATATAGAAAGAGTATTAAAAGATATGTTGACAACCTAGTTAAGAACCTAGCCCTCATAAAAGAAACACACATACACAAGAAGAAAGAGGGCTGTTCTTATATAAGAATAGATAACTGTTTTTTTTCGTTATTACCTTATATAAATAAACACTGAATATTCACATATGGTTTCACAGTTATACACTTTTAGACAGTTATCTATTTTTTTTTTAACACAAATTTACTTCAGTATATTTAACTCCCAAAGAGTTAAGCAT